CACCAGCAGCCACCAGCGGACACCAGCAGCCACCAGGCACGGCGGGCCGCGCCGCGCCGCCGGACGCGGCCACCGCCCGGGCATATATCACCGCCGGACGGGGTCCCAGGGGGACGCGTCCCACGTAGCGAGGCGCGGGGTTTTCATCGCGAATCGGGCAAAAATCCTTTGTTTCAATTCCAAATTATCAGATTGTTATTCAGTTTTGGAGGGAATACAAAAAAAGGCAACCGGATTCCGTCCGATTGCCTTTATATACTTTATGTATTGTCCTTTCTACATACGTTTCCTTTTAGTATCTTTGCTAAAAATAAAAAATCTATGAAGAAAAGAAAATTGATTTGCACCATTGTAGGAATAATTTTAGGAGCTCCTTTAGGTTTGGTGATAGGGTATATATTAAGGAAGTACATACTGCTGTTACTGCAATAGTCAGTATGGTATGACTGTCTTTTATTATTGAAAGGATTTTTGATATGACTTCAAGTCTTTTCATCTTAATGTCTAACCGTTGGTTAGAGTGTATCTTTCTGATATATTTACTTATTCCTAAATTTATAGCTACCTCACCATTGGAAGACAAGCATATCCATGATTTTGAGCGATAAATAAGCTTATAGTCTTCTATCATTCGGCTTATCACAAAAGTACTTTCTAATTGATTGAAAGAATTATCTACACTCTCAAGTTTATCAAGAAGGTCACTTTCCCTTATATGTCCATTTGATTCTTTTAATACTAAAAGTATTTTTTCTGCTATAATGTTTTGCTTCTCATTCATATCTTAAAAAAAATCACATCTTCATGCCGTGCGCCCACAGAGAACCACTCTGAATCCGATTTTACGGATTACACGGCATGAAGATGTGACTTATAGTTCTTTATGGGCATTACAAATATACAATTTCTTTTTTATGATAATCTGTTTTGTGTGAAATTTAATTTTTCACAGAGTCAATTCAATAGATAGAAGTTTGTTACCTATTTCTACTATTGACATATTGAAAAGAGTTATTTCTTCATCCTTAAAACGATACTTCTCAGGACATGACATTCTCTTTTTGTACCATGTAATATTTTTCCCAAGTTTATTGATGTAAATGTAAGGCATACATATCACCTTGGATAACTCTTTTATTTGAGATACAATTTTCTGACGAGATTCTATAATGTCATCCGATTCTACACTAGAGATTCTAGTAGACAACAGCTTCTCACCTATTTCCTTAAAAACTGTATTTAACAAATCTATATCTGACTGTGAAAATCCCTTGGATGTAGTTGTTGTTGTTTCATGATTCATTTTATGATAAATCCAACTACTTGATTTCCCAATATAGTCTGTCACATACTTAAACTTAATCATTTCCGCTATCATCGGTAGACCTTGATTAACCGATACCTTAATTTTTTCTGTTTCCATCTTGCTATCTTTCTTTTTCCAGTGCAAATATAGTACTTTTTTCTTTATTATGGAAATAGTTTTCAGAAAACATTTTCACATAAAAAAAGAGGCACCCTCACGGGCACCCCTCTCTCAACAAAAAAAGAAGACTGAAAGATTTTATGTAAATCCGCCACCTCCCTCGTCAGGGTCTGTTCCTCCCTGCTCGGTTCCTCCACCCGGTTCAGGTTCCTGTCCGGCTGTCTCCTCTTCATCGTAATCTTCCATCGTAGTGACAGACATTCCTTCAAGCATCTGCTTGAAACGCTTGCCGGGATAGAAAAGGATTTTCTTTCGGGTGACGTTTTCGGCAGTCACATCGTCGGCAGTGGCTCCCGTCTTTGAGTTGAAGGTAGGCTTGAAAGAACCGAAGTCGCCCAGCTTTACGGGCATGCCGTAGTTCATGAACACAATCATACGGTCGATAAGCGCTTCGAGCACCGCTTTTGTCTGCGAACGGTTCACACCGCATGAGTTACTCACTTCATTAAGAAGGTCGTCGAAAGTGACGGGTTGCTGACGTACCGGCTTGATGCGGTAAACCTCCGGCTTGTCTTTCTTGAAGCCGAGGGTGATTTTCTGTTTTTCGTAAACGATTGCCATAGTTTAATGGTGTTTTTAAGGTTTGTACTACTTGTCTTTCGACAACTCTAAATTACCTCCCAGACCGACCGTTTTTGAAGGACAAAAAACACTACTGAAACTGGCTTTTGAATCGTGCGCCAGCAACCTCTAAAGTGGTTTGCGGCAAACCTCTCGAGCGATATGCAGCAAACCTCTCAAGTGGTTTGCTGCATTTGTTTTGAGTGGCCCTACAGGCTATTGTGGAGGGGGTGCGCAGAAACGTAGTTTCCCATCATCATAAGAAGGGTTTTCTGGCCGCTCGTGTCGGACGAAAGAAAGTCCACAATCTCCTTGAAAAGTGAGCGCGAGCACTCGCGTTTCACACTGACCAGATAACCGCTGCCGAGCAGACTTTCCAGCTCACGGCGCACGGTGTGTTCGGGCATGAAGTCCTCGTATTCCACATAGGCCAGCACGCCATGGCGTGTGACGGTAAACATAATGCTGTGTCTTATTTCTCCAAAATAGCCGTTTATGGCCTTTCTTGCTTCGCGCTTTTTCATAGGTAGCCTCCTTTCTGCATGATGATGCGTGAAAAGAACTCGTATCCCTCGCGTGTGATGTAAGGTGTGTAGTATTTCACTCCGGAACCGGTGGCGCTGGAGTGTGCGGCCAGTATCAGTCCGCGCTTTGTGCTTTCTTCGGAAGGAGCGTTGTAACATTCGGGTGTGGAAAGCAGCCATCCTTCACGGCGAAGGAAGTCGAAAAGGCGTGCCGTGCGTACCACTATCCCGTTTTCACGGCTCATGGTGCGGGCCATCTGCCGCACAAGCATGGCATCGCGGAAGCGTGTGCGTATTTCACTGACGGTGTAGCATGGGATGTCTTTTTTTGCGTAGAACGGATGTGTGGTAGTTTCGGGATTCTTGTTTACAGGCGTGACGGAACCGCTGTCGCCTGAAAGATAATTCTGTATCATCTGTTCAAGCCTTGATATGCGCTGCTCAAACTGGCTTTGTGCAGTTCCTGCCGACAAGGTTTCTTCACGTTCAAGACGATATTTAAGGTAGGAAATACGGTCTTTCTTGTGCTGAAGCATGGAAATGGATTCGGAAAGCTCTTCTTCTATTTCTGTGAGGAGTCCGGAAAGATTGTCTACACTTCCATGAGTGTTTTCATTGCATGTGTAGTCGGTTTGCGTGGTTCGGGTGCTGACGGTTCCGTTCATCAGCAGTTCTTTAATACGGTCGTTGCACCAGATGGCAAATGCAGGACTTAGCCAGCGTGCAAATTCAAGGGCTACATCTTCGTGCATCCAGGTGCCTTGTAGCTTTTTGTCGTTTCCTCCTTTTGTAACTCTCACTAAATCAGCCGAACTTAAATTTCTAAGTTCGGATAATTGGGCTAAAAACTCTTTTGTTGATTGATTGTTTAACCAAAATATTGGTTGTTTACCAAAAGGTTTTGCCATTTGAGTGGCGTTTACCATAAGAGTTCCTCCTATCTGAAATGTGATAGGCGTTCCATTGTACTGAAAAATTTGATTTGTTGCCATATTGAACATTTTTGGCGTTATAGAACAGAAAAACGGCTGTTCATGGCCCGTCGTTCAACATACTTACAAAAGCAGTAGGGAGTGCATTAACAGTTCCCACGGGATTAAACAGCCGCTATATTTTAATGTATAGCTGTACAAGCAAACATAAAAAATGCCTGCTATTTGCAGACATCCGTCTGCTTTTGTATTTATGTTGAACATTGCAAATATACAACAAATATCACAAAAGCAAGCGGAAAGGGAGAAATAATCATTCCTCCCTTTTAATTTCTTGGCAAATGTAACAATTATAATTTGATTATCGCATTAAAATCGTACTTTTTCATAATCTATTATATTAACATCCTTATTCAGTAGCTAAATCTTCATCAGAAAAAATATCTTCAAAAGTAGTCATGCCTGGCTCTGAACGTAAAACATCGTATGCTAAAAGTACAGCTTTAATACCTTGTTTTTCGGGATACGATAAGTTTCTTAAATCTCCATATTCACCTAACAGTTGCATTTTTACTTTTTTCCCATCTGCCATTTTCCTCAAAAATGAAAGAAGTTCTTTATTCATAGGAATATCAATCCATTCCCAAACTCCATAGCCATCATTATCGGAATGTTTCTCTTTGTATTCGTCAAAATCTATGAATTTAGTGTTACCGTCATAAGATAAATAAGCAGATTTAAAGAATATCCAATTTTCTCCTGCGTATGACATTTTCAGTCTAAGCCATACGGCAGAAGAAGATTTTCCCATATAAATTGAAGTTCCACTTACATTATCATAATGCGTGAAATAGGGGTTATAATACCACGTTATTCCCTGTACGTCATCTACCCTTTTCTTTAATTTGGAAACGGCAGCCATCCGCTTCTTCTTTTCTTCTTCGGCTTTTTTTTGAACTGCAATTCTTATTTCAGAAATGACTTTTTCGACGGTTTTAATTTGGTCTGATTCCGGATGATACTTCTTCAGTTTTTTTAGAATATCAGATAATTTTATCGTATCATTTTTTGATTGAAGTTCCTCAATACCTGCACATAACTTTTCAGGAGAAAGTTTATATCCTTCCAGTTCTATATTTGCTGATTTTAAATTTTCTTTTAAATAGCGAATGGAATCCTGAAGAGCTTTGTTTGTTTCTGTGAGTTGCTTCAAACGGCTTTCCATATTCTTATCCTTGCATGATGGTATCAGAATAAAAATTCCAATAAACAGCAATACATACTTTTTCATTTTGCTTTAGAATCTAAATTTATTGTACATCAGTGTTTTCATGCTGCTTACTCATTCTAAACTCCGGAGCATTTCCATCAGTTCCTCTTCATGGATAATTCTTACTCCTGGCATTTGTGCCAGCTTTTCCATTTTGCTTGGGCCTGCTCCTTCTCCTACTATTGCCCATTCTGTAGATTTGGTTATACTTTTCAGATTGATTGCGCCAAACAGTTGCAATTTCTTTAAAAGCGCATTTCTGTTATTGGGGTATGACCGAAATTCTCCTGTCGTAATGATATGCTTGTGATAGAATGGAGTGTCTGTTCTTTGCAGCTTTTCGTCCGGAAGAAGTTCGTAAAGGCTTGAATCTTTTTTCTGATAACCCATAGCACTTACCGCATCAGGGTTTGGCTTTACTATTTCTCCACCCTGTACTTTCATATAAAGTTCTGCGCACGCACGTGCATCCTCCAGCGCGTTGTGGTGCTTTTTAAGTTCTATCCCAGCCGTTTTGCAAGATTCTTCCAGGCTTTTTCCTGTGGAATTGTACGTGTCGATGAATAAAGGCTGATACAATGTGCTGTCTGTTTTCCCGTAATAACGGCAAGCCTTTTCAAGTACGCTCTTTTCTGTTACGTGATTGTGCGCTACAATTTCACATCCTTCTGTAAACCATTCCATAAAAGGGAGAAGTTCTGCAAATGTAGGAGCATTGGCACACATTTCCTCAGTTATCCCATGCACATGGGTGTTTAGCGTTTTTCTTTCATCCGGGGCAGGCTTTATAAGTGAATAAAATTCCTGCACGATAACCTGATTGATTACCTTTACCATTCCAACCGCGCACGCAGTTTCATGATTTGGAGTCAGGTGCTCAAAATCAATAGTAACAAATTTATCCATAACTGTTAAGTTTAAAGTTCACGGCGAAAATAACTTTATTTTTCATTTTTGACAAATAAATACAAAAAAATCCCCTTCGCAAAACCATGCGGAGGGGAGTAAACGTCAGGCTTCGTATTCAGACATCACAGCGCAGAGCTCAAGCTGGCTCATGAATAGGCCGTAACGCTGCTGTATTTCCTGGAATAGCCGCTCGGAACAGTTTCGCTTGATACTGAGAAGAACGCTGGTGCCCAATAATCGTAGAAGGGCTTCCGTTACATGGTGTTCGCTCAGATAATCTTCGTATTCAATGTAAATTAATGTATTGCCATGAACGCTGAATGTGCGGATGCTGTGTGGCACGCTTTCAAAGTACAAGTCTATCACATGCTTGTACGTTTTAGTTTGAGGTTTCATTTTTATCCTCCTTTTTTGTTTTAAATAGTTGATTTATTCGTGTTCTTCCTTCGTGCGTATAAAGGCAGAGCGGCTGCATTTGCAAATTTATCAAATTTAAACAGATGTGCCCGACTTCGCAGCCGGGCACATTTGTCAATGCTTAAAAGCATACATTCCTGAAAACTCACTTCTTACCTTGTTCGAAAACATCGTAAACCACGGTGCCCGACTGGCAGAATCCTACCAGCCACGGTATGTATTCCACCCGGGGCTCGTCGTAAAACTCTTCATTCTCCAGGTCGAAGCGTATCTCACGGCGGAAGTTCACGCAGAAGTTGATGCGCTCTTCCGGCTGAAGCACGGGGAGGTCCATATATCCGCGATGATAGTTGATGAAAGCGCGGAGGGTGTCGAAGAATGCGGCATACTTCCGGTCGTCGTCCTTGTAGAGCAGATGCACGGAGAGTTCGAGGGCCACGTAACGCTCTTTCACGTCAATCCCAATCAGTTTCTCACGTATCATTTTATCTATGGTGTCAAACCGTGACAGGTATATGGCTGCGGCATTTTTCTTCTTCCTGCTGAAAAGTGCCTTGATAAGTCTGCGCATTTTCATGGCTGTAATATATTAAAATTGTTGCATTACACGCAAAAATAGCTAAAATTCGGTGGAAAATATAAAATCAATGACAATTATAAATTATTTTTCCTTATATTTGCATTGTGTTTTAAAACTCTCACTTCACCCCTGTCCGTCTTCCCTGAAGCGGGCGGGGGTCATCGTTTCTATCAGGGCTATTCTTCTTCGCCCAATTCGTCTTCTTCATCGTCGCCATCGTCTGCCGGACGCTCCATCATGCGGCGGGCTATGAGGGCTTTCATGCTCACCAGTCCGGTGCGCACTTCGGCTTCTTTGTCGTGCGTTTCTTCGGCAGTGCAGATTTCCTCGTCCACATGCCAGCGGACGCAGAACAGGGCGGGATGTCCGTCGTAGGCCGTCTGCATGGCGAATCCCCTGCGCTCCAGTTCCACCAGATACGGCGGAAGCGGGTCGGGCATCTTCGGAATGGGCCATGCCTGGAAGTATTCACGGATGCGGCGCACGGTAAACACTTCGTCGGCATACTCCTCACGCTCCACCGGCTTGTAGGTGTCGGTAAAGGCATCCACCAGTTGCATCAGCGCTTTGGGCGGCTGCAGGGCCGGGTCCTGATATTTCAGTTTCTTCTTGCTCATTCTTAATTCTTCATTCTTAATTCTTCATTCTTAATTAAGCCGACATCGGCATACCCACGCCTATCATGCGGCCCGATCCGTAATAGCGCACACCGATTACCAGCGTGTCGAATGCGTCGCTCAGGTCTGTACGTGTACTCAATTCTGCCTCGATGTCGTCCACTTCCTTCGATACGCGGTTCTTTTCCTGGCTCTTGTCTTTCTCAAAACCGTTGCGCCCTTCCTTCACACGTGCATTCTCCATGGAGGCAATCAGATACTCGTTGTTCTCCTTATTGATGCGAAGGAACGGGCGCTGAGTGCCGGCAAAACAACCGTTCAGGAACTCGTACTTCTTGTTGTGGCTCATGGGCCGTCCCATGGGTACTTCGATGACGTTCCATCCGTGACTGCGAAGCACTTTCTTTACGATGTTGTAGAAACGGGTTTCTTCGTGGCGCTCGCTGGCGTAGGCGGCTCCCTGCTTGGCGGTGTCGTCGTAGTAGAAAATCACGTCGCGGCAGGTCAGGCGGTGCGGCTCATAATACTTGCAGAACATCTTGCAAAGTCCCTCGATACGGGTGTTCTTTACGTTGGTCATGCTGTTGAGTATGCGCAGCACGCCGGTGTTGCTCCGGCTGTCGGTCTGCCCTATCACCAGACAGTTGATGTGGGCGTTGTAGTCGAAGGCGATGCGCAGCGGTTCTCCGGGCTTTATGTCAGTATCCAGACAGCAGTCCTGTGCCTTGGAAAGCTCGTTCAGGTCGATGCTTTCCGACTCTACACGCAGGGTACGCCCGCCGTTGTATATCTGCGTAATGGTGCGTTTCTTGTATTTCTGTGCGGCTTCCAGCTGCTCTTCGTCGTTACTGAGGTAACAGTGCACGTCGGGGTCGAAGTTTGCATAATAGCCGTCGTTGATTTCTTCCTTCTCGACGTTGCGGATGGAGATGTCGAACATGGTGGGGGTAAGTTCTTTCTGCATGGTGCGGATGAACTGTTCGCCCAGAATGTCGATGTTTTCTATGCTGGAAAAGGAGAAGTAGATGCTGGCCTGGCAGCGCAGCTTGTTCAGCTCACGCTGGTATTTGGGGGACTGCACGATTTCCGGGCAGATCTGTGCCTCACGTATCATCTCCGCAATCTTCCGGTTTATTTCCGGTGTCTGCTCGTCACGGCGCTTCCGGAGCCATGCCTGACGCTTTGTAAGCGGTGCATCGCTTACAAAGAATATACTCTTGTAATACGGATTCAGGTTTTCATCGAATCCGGGATGATTGGTGTTGATACCGCGAAGCGTAGGAAGAATTTCGGCCTTAATCAGTCCTTCAGGCATAAAACGGCACTCGTCGCCGATAATGGAGCACGAGTCCATACCGTTGGCAGCAGCCTTCACTCCGGTAGAAATCATGTAGTACACGAATCCGTTCCAGAAGTGGATGCAGTTTTCCCACACCTTCGGCTTTACGATGGGTTCCTTGAAATTGCATTTTGCAGGAGCGTGTCCACGAAAGAAATGGACTCCCTCCTTCAGTCCGGTCATTCGCTCCAGCGAGTAAAGCGTTTTAGGTACGGTCTTTGTGAAAAGCTGCTTGATACTGTTACCTAAGAAAAGTCCGGTTCCGCGCGGCATGGACTGGATGCAACCGGCCATTTCGGGCGTAATCAGTCCGTCGGTTTTACCTGTACCACGACCTGCTTCTACGGTGGTATTCCGGCATCGGTAGTTGTACACCGCACGCTGGGCCGGATTCATGTAGATGTAGTTGGCCGCAGTTTCCTGCTCCTCCGCTTCCTGTACGCCCGACAATGCCGAGGCGTGACGCTGTGCCCGTCGGAGTGATTCCTCGCGGGCGGATTCATAGTCGTTTCGTCGTGCCATGGTTTATTCCTCCTCTTCCGGTTGTGTGAAATCGTCCCGGTTTACTTCATCGTACTCCTCGTCCGGAGCGTTTTGTCACTCGCTTACATATACTCCTTCTTCGTCTTCCACCATTTCCTGCCACTGGTCGAGCTTCACGCCGTACTTCTTTCTCAGGCGGCGCATTTCCTCGCTGTCGTGACCGGTTTTGTTCGGGAATTTCTTCTTGACATCCGATGTAATGACTACCGGCATGCGTATCAGTTCATCGCCCAGTTCCTCCGGTGTTTCCGGCTGATCCAGACGGTCAATCTTGGTGAGCAGGCTGGCACCGTTGTACACCGCTTTCATGTCGCCCGTATCGGCCCCGTTTCGCATCATCAGGTCGGCAGCGTGGCGCACCTTCATCGAGGAAATGTTTCGCTGTCCATTGGCGTAGAACGACGAAATGAAGTCTATTACCTTCAGGTCGCCTCCCAACTGACTGTACGTTCGTTTCCACCGGTTGATGATGTACTGCCGCAGATTCATGAACGGGTCCTCCTCAAAGCGCTTGTACGCATCCAGGCAGACTTCCACCCGTTTTTTCTGCTCGTCGGTAAAGGCCATGTTCTGCCACGGCACACCCGTTTCAAAGTGCTTCCGCAGCAGGTCGTAGAATCGTTGTGCTATTTCGCTTGCCATAGTTTGTGTTTCCGTGTTGTGCTTATAAATCAGGGGAAATGTTTAACTGATTTCCCCCGATTCTTTAGATTTGTATCATTGTAAAATCTCCCAGTCTTCAGCAAACACATCCGCTATGGAAGGATTCCATGAGTCAGCACGACCGGTATTCTCATTGTAAATAAGACACTGGCACGTGTAATTAATAAATCCTTTGCCTTTCAGAATAATGTCTTTGGCGGATTGAGGGAGTGATTGCATTTTCGGTATTACATCGTTCCCAATGTGTGAAGGAACCTGCTTGACGACAAACATTCCTTTACCATTCCAGCCTTTTCTGCGGACTGCTCCACCTTGTTTGAGGACTTCAATCGCATCACCGAAACACATCGAATCACCATTCTCATTCACTGGTAAATAGGTCTTTTCAAAGATGTCAGGTTTACATGGGTAGAACTCTCCATTTACTCCTTTTATGATGTAATCTCCTACATTAGCAGTCATATTTCCTTCTAACGTATAAATCAAAATGCTAGAGTTTTCATAAATATCACCGATATTCTTTTTATCAAATCCAGCAAATGTCAAAATATCCAAGGCGTTTGAACCATCCCATCTTACAGCTTCAATAACCACAGGTCTTTTCTTATATTTCATAGTTGTATTGGGGTTTTTAGACTGTTTCAACACATTTGTATCTTTTCTCAAATTCCGCTTTGGGAATAAAACTGACGCATCCATTGGAATCTACTACTTTGTATCCTTCCACTCTCGGTTCCATGGTTTTGGGGATTGCATCCGTAGGAAGGTAAATATTACCACCTTTCAGAATTGCTTCCGTAGCCTGAACTTCTTCTGTTCTGATATATTTCTTCATAATCTTCTTAATTTATTATTGTGCGTATCTTTAAACCATCATTTGTATTTGGTCACGAAACAATTTTCATGACCAAACCAACTGCTATTTCATAATGCTTTTGGTATGCTCCTTCATCCGAAACATCTCCGCAACATTCTCATACTCTTCCGGAGAAGTGGTAAGCGTAAACATCTGCATGGCGTTGCTTCGCTGGGTGTTCAAACTTCCCTGAATAACCAGGCTGTGCGATTTGCTCTTCACCGTGACGCAGCGGAAACCCACATTGTCCTCACACACCACCAGCCGTCCCGACTTGATAAAATCGCCCAACTGCGTGCGAATCTCCTGACGCTGGTTGAAGGTGGCTCCTGTGGATGCAGGCTGCGCTACCAGTATCATTTTGCTGACGTCAGCAAAATGGTTCGACGGATTTGTAGGATCGGGCTTCACACGCGAAAGAATACGACGGATGGTTTGAATGAGCTTCACATCGAGCCGCACCATGACAATACCCATTTCTCCTCCGGAACAGTAGCCGGACAGCGTGCCCAGGAGGTCGCACATGTCCCAGTCGGAGTAGCTGAAGAAGTTAGCAGCCGTATGCTTCTCGCTGCACTCGTCAATCATTCCTTCCAGCTGCTTGTGGTAGCAGCATGGCTCAATTATTCTCATAATGCACCTCCTTTCATCTGGCCTTCGGTTACACTTTCAGTAGGATCTACTTTCTTGCGTGCGGTTTCTGTAGTTTTTTTCGGTTCTTCCGCCGTTTCTGTACGGTTTTCCGTTGTTTCGGCACGCTTTTCCTCTTTTTCTGTACGTTTTTCGGTATTTTCGGATCGTTTTTCTGCTTTTCCTTCCGATACCTTTGGCTCCTGATTTTCGGTGTAAGCAGGCTTTGTCTCTGCCTGTACGGATGCAACCGGAGCGTTTACACCGGGAATGGATATGCCTGCTGCAGTAGCTACTTCTGCCGTTTTCTTAGGCAGGTTTTCTCCCCATTCCATCAGCTCCTCGATACGAAGGCGAAGCTGTTCCTTGTACTCCTCGGTAATCTTCACGTCGCTGCGGTTGATGTATTTCTTGTTTCCTTCCACGCGGGCCTTGCGGCACACTTCCTGCTGGCGTACATCCTTCATGGCTTCTATCTCGGCACGGGTAAAGTCGCCAGGACGTTTCATGCTGTCGGCTGTGGAAGTTTCCGGCTCGGTGTAGGTACCGTTAAGGGCTGCATCCACATTGGTCCAGAACGCGCGGATTTTCTGCTCCGATGCGATGGCTTTCTGTGCCATGTCGGCACGTGCTTCGTCGCTTACGTTGGGGTTTTCGGCCATTACTTCCAGCGTGCCGCGATACTCGGCCAGTTCCAGGTACATGGTGGAAAGTTCTTTTTCTCCCTTGTCGCGGAGAGATTTCGGCAGCTTATCTTTATAGAGGGCAAATTCTTTCGGTCTGCGGCCGTCCACTTCCTGCTCTTCGTACTGGCGTGCGGTCATGTTTCCTTCTTCATCGGGCGCACCGTCATCAGGAACTATCGCTTTGTAACGAACGGTTCCAACCGGACCGCGAGTGGCTTTCTTGGCCAGTCCGGATTTCTTCCGTACTTCCTGCAGGAACAGGTTCATCTTGTTGAGTGCACGGCGGGCTTCATAGCGCTGTACGTCGCGAAGGAAGTCTTTTGCCCGCACAATGGCCGACACCAGACGGCATCCTTCGTCGAAATCCTTCACAGGCACCTTCATCCAGCATTCGGCCAGCGCCAGCAGTTCCGGAAAAGTTTCGTCCGTCCATCGTTTCACCCGGTCCAGATAATCTTTCTTTTCTTCCTCGTTCATGGTTCTGTAGTCTTTTAAGTATTCTTTTTCTGTAATCATAACCTTTGTTTTTCAATTACTTTACCCCAAAAGTAGGGAAAACCAATATGTCGTTGAAGGACATAAAAAAGTCCGGCACCGATTAGCAAGTGCCGGACTTTCATCCACTTTTTCGTTTGTTAGATATGCAAATCAAACGGTTATCCTCCATCTCCTAAACTTGCCTCTGATTTCAGCGTCAATGTACCCGACCAGGTAGTCAGGGAGTAGCGGTTCGGGTTGCTGGTCACTGTTACCGCATGACCGCTGTCAGAATCCGGAGTAGTACCACTGTCGTAGTTGTTGTTCACTTCCGTACCGAAAGTTGGATCGTACACTACATAGTAACCTCCTGCAGGGTTTTCCGCAAAGAAAATAGCGTCTCCACGGTTCTTCAGGATACGGAGCACATGGGCTGCGTTTTCCACGTCCTTGTCGATGGTAAATATCAGCTGTACGTTATAGCCCTTTGCACCTTCGTTACCAGTTGAAGAAATCTGACCGCTCTGTTTCTTGATACGGAACTTCCACGCTCCCTTACCAGGAGAAAAAGCAAAAGAAGCTTCAGTAAATGCAGCTTTAGATGCTTCATATACAGGCTTTGCCGTAAGGTCTTCCGGATAAGCGACATAAATCTGATTACCGATACCGGCAAACTGTTCATCGCAACCGGCAGCAGCCTGACCAATATCCATTAAGTCACATGATAATTCTGCCATAATTGTCTTATTTTGAAGTTTGTATAATCGTTATCCCAGTCCCGATTTGATAGTCAGAGTTCCGTCCCAGGTAGTCAGGGAGTATCTGTTCGGGTTGCTGGTAACAGTTACTGCATGACCGCTATCAGAATCCGGAGTAGTACCACTGTCGTAGTTGTTGTTAACTTCCGTACCGAAAGTAGGGTCGTACACTACGTAATAACCTCCTGACGGGTTTTCTGCAAAGAAAATAGCGTCACCACGGTTTTTCAGGATGCGGAGCACATGAGCTGCGTTTTCCACGTCCTTGTCTATGGTAAACATCAGCTGTACGTTGTATCCTTTTGCCCCTTCGTTACCAGTTGAAGAAATCTGTCCGCTCTGTTTCTTAATACGGAACTTCCAGGCTCCTTTACTGGCCTTGAAAGTAAATGCTCCTGAAGCAAAAGCCGCTTTTCTCTCATCGTATGTGGGAGGTGCTTTCAAATCTTCCGGATAGGCTACATATATCTGATTACCGATACCGGCAAACTGTTCTTCGCAACCGGCAGCAGCCTGACCAATATCCATTAAGTCGCATGATAATTCTGCCATAATTGTCTGGTTTTAAAAGTTTGTGTTTGTGTTGTGAAGGCTGCCAAACTTGGCAGCCTGTTTTATCTCAGCGGGCGGGTTATTATTCGCCTTCCGGTTTGAAGATGGCCTGAAGGTAGGTCGGGTATCCGTTGTAAACGATGTCACGCGGAGAGATTGTTGCACCGTCGCTCCATGCCTTGAACTTGTATCCAGATTCAGCAGCAGGAGTCAGTTTCACGGTTTCGTCCTTCGTATATACATCCTTTTGCGGAGACAGCGTTACCTTACCCCATTCTTCGTTGTTGGAAGTAACGGTCAGGGTATTCTTCTGGTAGTCACCGTTCAGCTGTTCAATCTGTTCGATAGTACCGTCGCTCACACAGAACTTGGATGGTGCGATGTCCAGAATACGTGCGCCTACGGTAGACTGTACCTGGAAAATCAGCACGTTCAAGTCGTTCGGGTCGTGACTCATCATCACCGAGTTCCAGTCGCTTGCACGGTCAAGACCGAACTGCAGGTTTTCAGGGAGAGTTGCAATCATACGATTACCCTTACCAATAATACCGTCGGTTACAATCTTGATGTTTTCCATTCCCACGAATGAGAATCCTTCACCGCCTGCACTTGTAGTCTGCAATCCGGTAAACTTACGCATGTAGCTGTGGGTAATGAGTCGCTTCTGCTTCGGCGACATGTAAACGATTACTTCCTGAGCGTTACGCAACAGCGGATGCCATCCTTCCACCCATTCTACAAATGCGTCGAAGTATTCTCCATCCTGAGTTTCAGGACCTTCGTTAATCGGGTCGCAAGCCACAAGGTTTCCTTCCTTGGAAGAAATCTTACCCTGATTAATAAGGTTGTTAATGATAGTCCAGTAACCGTTGTACAGACTGAGCGGGTCGTCTTCTCCCAATTCAATGTTACCGAAGAAAAGGTTGCTCAGGTTATCGCCGGCAAACTGCTTACCAATCTGACGAAGGATAAATTCTGTAACCGGTGCATTGTAGGTTCCGTTTGAACCCAGGATGCTGAACGGCTGTTTTTCGCGGAAGTTCTGAAGGTTTTCGTAGTAACGTGACCAAATCTGGTTCATCACCAGTTTGCTTTCGTCCATGAAACCAAGGGTTGACTTCAGCGTAGAACCTTCCTTGTAACGGCGGGCTTCACCACCCTTACGACGGAAAATGATTTGAGTCTGTGCGTATTCAATATCTTCGATAACCTTGATGCGAAGTTTGTTGAACACTGCCATGTTATCGAGAACCGGGCTTTCGATGATGTCCGGAGCAAGAATGTCTTTTACATGCGATACATTCTCTTCACTGAGTGCGTATAACTTTGTAGCCATATTGTTTGTGTCTGGTTTAGTTTTTGTGTCGTGTTCTTATCTCTTATCGTGCTTTGCTGATTTCAGCATCACGCTTGCGGCGGGCTTCAGCTTTTTCGCCCCAGCTCATGTTTTCACCGCATACGCTCTGCACATGGAACTGTCCGCTTTCCTGACCTCCGTTGTTGTCTTTCGGCGGGTCCTGCGGAGTAGGTTCCAGCTGTGCCGTTTCGCTCAGCTCCTTGATTTCCGCATCCTTCTGTTCGATGCTCTTCTGAGCTTCATTCAGCTTCGCTGTCAGTTCTTCCGATTCCTTCTTATGAGCGTCCTTCAATGAAGAAACCTCTTTTTCGTGTTCCGCTTTCAGGTTGGCCAGTGCTTCCGCATGGTCTTTCTTCATCTGTTCGATGGTTGCGTTAAGCTGTTCTACTTCCGTGAGTTTTGCAGCCAGCGTAGATTCCGTCTGTTTAGCTTTCATGACGAACTCTTCTACATTGTCCGCCATGGTTTCCACCATGTAGAAACCGCCGTTTTCTTCGACTACCAGGGAGTTTACCTTTGCAGCCGACTGAATAAATGGATAGCTTTTTGCCATAGTTGCTTGTTTTTGAGTTTGTGATTCTGTTTTATCTGATGCCGGCTGCTCCACAGAAGCCTGTTCCTGTGTTCCCGGCTGCTTTTCTTCCTTGATTCCTGCCGATTTGCTGTCCTCGCGTGAGGCTCCGGACGAATTTCCTTTCTGACTCTGACTCACTCCGGCCAGCTGCTGCACGCGGTTCACGCAGAACTTGAAGTCGCCCTGACCGTCGACCATGGTACCCACCACATCGCCCGCATCAAAAGTTTTTCCGGTCAGCTGGTCGTCCGTCACTCTGGGACGGCGCTCGCGTACCATCTGCTGAAAGTCGGCACAGTGCCGGTTCAGCTCTTCCTTGATGCCGTCATAGTTCCCCTCGGCCGCGTCGCGGTACTCCTTGTTCTTATAAGGAGATCCGTCGGCGTAAATCTCGGCGTACCGTTCCTGAGTCACGGTGTTCACATCGCCGTCCTTGTTAGTGAGCATCGCGCACATTGTACCGATACATCCCACCGTGTCGTGCGGATTGGTGAAATACACTTCGTCGCAGAGGGCCATCAGCGCATAACCGGCACTGCAGGCCATCCCGTCGATGTGACCCACAATCTTCTTTCCTTTTGATCGGGCGTAGTTGAGGGCCATCTCATAGTCGTACTTCGCCATGCTGCTACCGCCCGGGCTGTCCATCTCGATAATAAATCCGATGGTATGCGCATCGTCAGAAGCACGCATGATGATGTCCTTGTGTTCCTTGCTTCCGTAGGAACACAGGTCGCCATTACGAAGAATGGGGCCCTGTACGTCGATAACCGAAATAATGCGGTCGCCTTCCCCTATATCGTTCCATCCGGTTACATCATCGTAATCTCCGATGTAAGTCTTTTCAGCATATCCGGTACGCGAAGAAAGGAAGTAAGGTCGGTCGGTCCGCTCGTCCGGTTTCTCGTAAGGACGGTGTGAGGCAATGTTGTCAAGAATCGTTCTCCGGTAAGCATGCAGAGACTCCGGGTAAAAGTCCCAGAATCGCGTAGACATGATTTCGTGAAATGCTCTTGTTGCCATTTTCGTTTGATAATTAATTGATTACATCACGAAATTACGCACGCGAAATGCGGTGATGAAGGACACAAAAAATGACTAAATGCGTGAATTACAGAAATATGCGGATGCTCAAACGGATTTTCTCTGCAAATAAAAACCTGCTAAGAATGAGCATGTTGTAAAACACAAGGAGTTTGTGCGAAAAAAAGAAATTTGCGGCGGACGCAAAGAAATTGAAGAATGCCACAAAGACGATAATGAAGATTTACCTGCAGGACGAAAGAAAAACGCGCACAAAAAGAAAGGCCCAAAGAAAAAATGCCGCCCCACACACGTATGCAGGAACGGCATTCCAACGGAAAGAAAAAAGCAATATATATAATAAGGTGTAGATGTCAGACCACACGCTGTGCGCCGGTCACGTTTCGGATGGTGAGTGTGCACGAAATCACGCCGTCGCCTTCCTCATACTGAAATTCATAACCGTCGCTCACGGCACGCACAAACATTTCACCGTCGCCAAATGTTCTTACAATCAAATGGTTAGTGCTGTTTTTCAGCGTTTCAAGCTGCAAATAGGTTTCCTGCGTTACCCTCTCTACCTCCCAACTCACCGTCACTTCGTAAGAATCGCCGGCCACGCTGGTTTCCGCGCTCTCCTTCAGGCTCCCCGATTTCGGTTTCATCTGAATGGAAATCTTACGGTCGCCCGACACAGAAAAATCAGGTTTGTCACTTTTCTTCTCAATATTGAACGGGCGGGAAAACGTAACCGCGTCGTCCGGATAAGCTTCAATGCTGCCTATCAACTCGTAATAATTCTCGCTGCAATTCATGATTTATGTGTTGTTTTTGGGGGGGTGAAAATGGCGGGGACAAAGTTACTGACAAATCGCACCAACTATCTTCGTTTCTTTAACTTTTATTTATTACTATTCATGTATAAATTTATGGCGTGTATATACAGATTCTTCCGGTTCTCGACTCAAGCTCTTCTTTTCTCACTTTGATGTCAGACTTCATTCTGGATTTGATTCTCCACCAATATCGCATCATGCTCTCAAATCTTTTCATGTCTATATCGTACAAAACAATGAAATCAGACATGACATCTTCGGAAGTAACATGTTCGCCCATTCTATTTGCCCGGAAAATACAGTCATCATGAAATCTGGCGAAATCATACCAAAACTCACGTTTCAATTCATTCCTTATCTTCTTACTCCCGTTGATATTCAGGTGAAAAAACTTATCCACTTTCACCTCACCGCTAAATTTGCAGACGCTTTCAGGCATTTCCAACTCCAGGTAATCTTCTTTCTCTTTTTCAGTCAACATTTTAAACTGAGCGGTAAATAATGATTTCTGAGGTTTCAAATGAAAGGCTACTTCATTATAGGAAAAATCTGTTATACCCGAAAAATCTGCATCTCTGAACAAGTGAGTCTTCATATATACACCCAGAAGGCTGTTCTGAGGAAACCTGACCGGAGTTCCATACTTTATTTCGAAGTATTTCTTATAATAATCACTCACTTTAAGGAAGCATGAGTGACGCTGCTCATTCATTGAATTTTTTGGCATGGTAGTAAGATAAAGTCTGTAAATCAATTAATCAACAGCAAGTTACGGACGATTCAACACCAATCGGAATTTCATTCAACAAAAAAAAGTTAAGCGTCTGGTGCCTTGTTTTGCGTGTTTTTCACGATTTTGCAAAGCTGTGCAATTTTCTTGCAAGACACTTTTCAATACATATTTATTTAATTATCAATTATTTATAGTGGATGATAAATAATAAATAAATAGTTATTGCCGATTGTTCATTAATTTTGAAGTGAAGAAAACGTATTTTTCGGTAAAGAACAGATTTCAGGCTGTCCGGCTTTTTCTCTTATGTCCATTGCGTAGCTTTCTTTGTTATACGATGAAGTTGGATATAAAGGAAGTAGAACGAAAGGGGAAAGGCGTGCTTTGTCGTCCCGCGTTCCGCAGGCCGACCTTTCCCTCCTTTCGTTCTTTCAGGTTTCCCTTCGGATTCCTTCCCCATTCGGACGCTCACAGGAAGAAATGATTCGACTGATGTACACCCTTCTCTACCCTACAAAAAATTTTTATTTTAAAGATTTTGTAAACTCGTTTTTCGTGAAAAATCGGCAAAATATCAAAAAGTACAATACTTTTAATTGATTATCAGATAGTTATTCATTGCAAAAATTTCGCCAACGCTTCGCAAGCTTTGCAAAATTGCTTACAAATAATACTTAACTAACTGATTATCAAATTGCAAAATGTTTTGCAAAGGGTGTGTAAAACTTGTAATATTTGATACTGAATTGATTTTCTAAGCGATTTTCTCTTTGTGCCGGAACGATTTTCCCAAAAGTTTCGTGCCTACGCCACTCAAATGGCGTAACTACGCAGCAAAAGTGTCTATTAAGCGCGGCCACAGTGGCGATACTACGCCAGTTTGGAATTTATGTGACGAAATACGGCTTTTGTTGACAGAAAAAGGCGTAAAAGTGCTATTACATACACTTCTACGCCTCCTTAAAAATGAATCAGATTGTGATTAATTATCGTTTTAATTCGACCAGTAGATAAAACTTATTGTACAAGCTTCGTTTATGAAGGACTAAAAATCATCCTTCTTTCGTGTCTCCTTTCTTCTGGTTATATTCTTTGTTTATTGAGTCTTTGAAAAGTTCTGCTTCCTTTTCTTTCATGCGGCGTTTCATTTCTTCGAGTACAGCAGCTTCTACCAACTGCCGGTTTTTCTTGACGATGGAAGCCCGCTCATAATCTTCATCTTTCACAAACTGTTCGATTAGCCTGTTCTGTGCGTCGATGTAAACCGCGTCAATGGTGTGAGGGCTGTATTTTATGTAGTCGTCAATTTTGAGGACGGCGTGATACAGGTCGTCTATTTTCTTCTCGTTTCGGGTCATCCATCGCGATATGGACCGGTAAATCAGGAATAGCGCGGTGGAGTTAATGCAAACAAAAACGATGCTGATGATTAAGTCTGCGGTATTCATAATTAAAATTTGTTGTTCCCGTGCATGCGCGGACGGGTGCGGTTATACTTCATTTTTTGTTCGATGTGCCAGAGGAGGTCGAATCCTTTGATTTTGGACATAATAAACACTTCTTGTAATATGTTTACAAAGAATTGAAGAGTGGTAATATGACACACATTATACGATGCGATAAATCTTGTCAGATTGTAGCACCACTCTGTAAAAGTATCCTGGCTTTTATCTTTGTATGTCTCTTCCTTTATCTCAAGCGGGAATTTTACCCCTAAGAAACTAACTCCCAGCAAACCTGCCAGGTCAAGCATACGGATGCAGACATCGGAAAGTTCATCTTCCACACTATCTTTTATATACGCTTCAAAATCTTCCTGAAATCTTCTTACTCGGGTTTCTTCGCTAAATGGGGTATTGTTTCCTTGCCATTCATTAAACTTTGCCATATCGGACCGTTTTCCTTTTCTTTCGGCCTGCACAGCTTCCATCAGCTCGCTAATGACCAGACAAAGGAAATGCTCGGTACTTAAATCCTCGTCGTGCCAGCCGTGTTCTACTGCGTTCTGGTAGGCTTCATCTCTCAGTTTGTTCAGGTTTATCGCTTCAATTGTTTTCATCTATTACTCTCCTTTCTTTAGTTTTCTTGCTTCTTTTTCATTTCTATAATACAGCGTGATAACACATGGCCGGCCATTCTTTTCGGCCACAGCCTGCACCTCGTATTTATTGGTGCGTGCCCGGTAAAGTACGCTCACTATTCGCTTGATTGTGGTTGGCATAGGCTATTCTCTCCGTTAATTATTTTAATTGCTTCCTCTAAAGTAATTTTACCAAAAATGTAATCCATTCTTACTTCTTTTAATTTCTCCTCTAATGTATTTTCGTAGGTTATACATTTATTTTTTTTTCTATATCTGTTGCCTCCCCAGATATTTCTCTGGCTTTATGCAATAAGTAATTCTCCGATTCTAACCGTTGAAGTTCTGTTTCTTTATCGGAAAGGAACTTTTCTTCCACCATCCGGATGCCAGAAATCGCATCCTCCAGGGTGACATAGGCTGTATGGTTTTCGCGCCTGTGCAGCCGGCCTTGGTCATCTGTGAAATCTCCACTGGGGAGAAGGTAAAGATTTTCTCTCTCCCATCTTACCCGGCTTCTGCACCATACTTTCATGCGTCCCTTTAAAAATCGTATTGCGTCCATAAACTTTACTTTTTATTTTTTTTCGACGTTAGCATTTGGCATGATTCTATCAAGTCTTTGTCAATTTCAAACCGGAGATAAAAAAACACGGTCCAACCCAAACGGTCTATATGCTCGAAGTATTTTACATCCTGGAATCCTTTTATATTCAGGTATCTTTTGAATATCTTGAATCCGTTTGACATTTCCTTGTATTCTATATTATAGTCATCTGGTCTCCATGGTGCGCACTGACAGAGTAACATCTCCCTATCTTCTTTGGGACATTTCTTTATCTCTCTTATGGTTCCTTCCATAAGGCGCTTTGCCACGATGTTGGTCTTTTTAATGTGGTTGAATTTGAAATCTTCTGGTATGAATATCATGGCTTTTCCTCCACTTTTTCAAACACTATATCCGTTTTATCTTCTCTGTCAGCATGGTAACAACTGCCAATAAATTCTTGTACAGCTGTACAATATTCCAACCCATTCAAAGCGCATCCTGTACAAGTTCCAATCTTTTCTTGTTTTACTACTTTAAGCTTTACAAGTCCACATTGAAAAACTTCTCCTATTTCAAATTCTTTCTTTGCCATAATTCGATCTATTATTCCTAATTTTGAAAGTAAATATCGAAATCTAAGTGTTGCTACTATCCCTGCTTGCTTTATATACTCGTCTTTTACGGAAAAAAGTTTATCATACAAACTCATGTAATCATCACTTTTATTTAGATCCATGCCGAAAACAAACATGTCCCACGCCTGCATATCCATTTCATTGCTCAGAATAATATCGCAGACTTTTTTATTGTTGCCGTTATTTAAGGCTTTAGCTAATTGTCCTTTTGTTTCCCATTTCATAATAAGTCCTCTATTTCAGGCGTTAAATCTTCAATGTAAGCAAATCTATCTGCCTTTTATATTAAAATGTTCAATTAGTTCCTGAACGGTGGCTTTGTGGTATAAGATTGAAATGTCTTTCTCCTCATAAGATCCGGATTCATTTATCCAGGTATAAAATACAAACTTATTATCCACACATTGCAGCCAAACATTTTCATCATTTTTCACGAACCATTGTCCTCTATCCGTATCGTCGCGTAATGCTGCTATTGCCAGAAATAGGTCTTCGTTAGTACCGCAGTCAATGTCGTTCGGATGAAGATGCTGAAATCCATCTTGCACGGAAATATACATTCCGTAATTAGCCGCCAACCATTCTCCCTTAAAATCGTCAAGAGTATTGGCCCTTTGCCCCATTTCCTGAATCTTTTTCCGCAGTTCCGGTGTGTTCTTCCGGATAAAACAAGGTTGTGTAAACATAGTCTGATTCTTATAAGTAGGTTAATGACTCTTTTATTCCGTCGTTCAAAGCTTTCTCGAATGTGTCGGTATATCCATCCATCTGCGATATGAGAGACAAATCCTCTGTGTCGTACAGGCGGTAGTACCATCCATGTTTGTTGAGGTCGACAACGATGTGGATCTTTCCTTTTGTGCGGACCCATTTTTGAGCGGCGTATAGCGTGGGAGCCAGGTATTCGTACTGGGACCCGTTTCCACCCCTTATCAGGTCGCCAAACTTTCTTGAGGTGAATAACAATACAACCAGTTTTGATATGCCAGTTTCAGCCGATATGTAAACGGCCCTGCAGTTTTCTCTATATCCTTTGTCCTGAAGAAGTTTGGATACTTCAAAAGTGACAAAATCTTCATTTATCATATTATGTTCTGCTGACATAGTACTATGCTTTTAATGATTTTAAAAAGTTTCTTGTAAAGCCTAAATCCAGTCCTCTATCGTGGTAGAATTTCAATACTGCATCGTGGCTGTGCCGTGTATAGAAACCTATATTGACGAGGATATTGAATATCTCCAAAGCCGTATATTTCCGGTAATCTTCAATGGTAAAGTAAGTATTTGGAGAGTATTTGGAACCACCGGAAAACTTAAAGTGAAGGCTACCTTCATGCTCCTGTATCTGAACTACAGGCCAACGGTAACTGTCCTTAAATTTAGGAATATCCTTCCATTTAAGTTTTGACTTCCGGCTTTCGTGGATTAGTATCTCATCCATTGCTATAACTTGATTTAATTGAATTTAGACAGTAAAACCCATATCAAACGGACAAACGTAATAAACGTGATAACCCCTATAAAAATAGCCGGAATCAGCATTTTCTTCCACAACATATCTGCCTTGTGGCATCGTTCGTTGATATAATTGATTTTTGAAATGTGCTCACCAAACCGAAGCTCCATCATGTGACGTGCCCAGCCAGTAAGCATCTTATTAAATCTTTGTCTGGCTTCTTCTTTGATAGTGAACTTACCTGAAGGGTTTAGCAGGTATGAATCTGTCCTGAACTCAAACTCTTCTGAATCCAGAATATCACGTCCACCGCTACTTCGTATCTCCATGGAGACTTTAAGACATGGAATTGCTTTTGTTTCCCACATTTCGAGGGCACGTTTCTCTATTTCTTCTGCGTTGGCGTTGGCCAGCTCTTTCATCTTTTCGTACTCGTCTTTCGGTACGAATACGACTGCTTTCTTATCGTCGATATACATAGTTCCTGGTTTTAGATTATTCTTTACTTTCCTGACTTTCTTCGATCAGCCTTTCCACTTCCTGAATGTCGCAGGTGAATTTGTTTTCCAAGCTATCGTACTGAGAACATTCTTCGTCGACATACTCTATCCATGCCGTTTTGGTCTCAAGGTTGATAATTATCATCAGCCTGTTGCAGGAATCATCTTTCCCGGCCACCCTGCTTTTCAGCTGCTGAATGTCGAAGTTGCAAAATATACGATGTAACTCCCCGTTATAATAATCAAATATCGGTCCGGTGTAGATAATGTTTTTCGTTTTCATACCTGGGTATTTAAGTTCAATCATTGGTTTCTACATTTCGTTCATACTTTTTTCTTCTTTGTTTTGAGTTTTGTGTACTCGGTCATTTCTTTGTCGAAGACAGACAGAAGCTCGGGCTTCTTTTCTTCCGGGATGTAGCCTGTATCAATCAGCTGCTGAATCAGTCTATCTGTTACTTCTCTGCTCTTCCTGACAGTCTTTTGAAGGCTTGATAGCGCCACTACCGACGAGGACGGGTGCATCTGGTCCGCTCTGTATAGCTTAATCATACTGATTACCTATATTTTATGTTACGTACATCTTCAATCGCTTCTACTTTACCTGACTTCAAATATGGCATATATGTTTTTACCATTACCTCTACTAAGAGAGTCAGTCTGCCATCCTTTCGTTCCATCCAGACTTCACTCGGAACATTTTGTCCGTATATGCAGCGCATTTCTTCGTGCTCCAATAGCAAAACCAGGTCTTCTCCTACAATATCCTTTGTCATCCTATTGTACATGTCTTCAGAAAAGCCTTCTACATCTATGGACAGCTTTATCGTTTTCCCGTAAATCTTCCCTCTGTAATCGTATAGAATATTAAGGCATCGGGCATCTATCCTATATCTGATAAATCCGCACCCGCTTTTGAACTCAAAATCACCTTCGTAATAATCTCTTTCTGAGGTTTCTATTTCCTCTGGGAATTTAAGAATATCTCCCTTGTGGGCTACATACAATTCAGCATATTCTTTGTCGCAAGTAAGAATTTGTGAAACTTTCCCTTCTTCTAAAAATATGTAACCGTTTCCAAATACTGAACAAGGCTTTATCTCATTACACTTTTCATGGTCTGACACTAGGCAACATTCGCTGCATAATTTACCGTTTGCAACAGCTCTATACAGTTTACCGTCTATTATTATTCCGTTTATTACTTTCATCTTTCTTTTTCTTTATCATTTTACATGCGTTATAGATTCCGTCATTCAAAGCTTCTTCAAAATCATCCCAGCAACCACCATCATTAGGCCCTTTAAGGTCATAATCTGTAATGAATGTTCCATTGTCAGCTTTTGACATAGACCAACAGTAACCGCAAGCGTTTCTGTATATTTCGACAGATATATTGTGTTTCTGCCGAAGATACTTTTGAGCCTCGTATAAGGTTGGGCATGAACATCTTTTTTCTGAAAGATTGAAATTTTGCTCATATTCAGATGGACAACACCTAAGCCCGTTCTCTAAATATGAATATTTGCAGTTTTCATTAAACCCTATTTCTTTCAAAAGCAATCCCACATCGTGTGTTACATAATCTTCCGGTCTAAACATGGCTATTTTATTTATAAGGGTTATTATCCAAAACTAAAGCTGAAACGGCCAGCCCTTTTGCGATCAGGTTGCGGTAGTCAATGTGACACTGATGCAGCACGTGAAAGACTTGCTGGAAATGGCGAATGCCCAATTGCGTGCTGTTATGCTTCCCTTCTTCCGGTGTAATAAAGAAGCTCTGCAAGCTCATTTCGCACACCTTACATCCCCAGGCGAAGAACTCCACGCATTCTCTTTCTTCGTCGAAATTCCAGGTGGTATAAAGGCCCATATACCCGTCGAAATCGAATGCTTCTGCCAGATACTTCATCGGGCAGATTTCCGAACCGTTCACAAAGATTTCTTTTGTGATTGAAGACAGCGGATAGAGTATCGGTTTTATATCTCCCAATCTGAACCCTTTCCCGAGACATCTTTCGCCTTTTAATGTTTCGGCATTCAGGCCAATTTCGTTACCATGCTTGTCTCTTTTCTTATAAGCCCATACCTTATATCTGTCGGCTAGGTTTATGACATCCATTTCAATCATTCCTTGTTTAGTGATAAACGCCAATCCGAACGGTAATCTGGCTGAAATATCTTCCAGTAACAGTAGTTTTTCTTCTTCTTTCATGATATTATTCCTCTTTTTTACAAAACTCTTCAAATTCTGATAAAGCATTTTTTATGGAATCAGCTAATAATCCCGAATACGAGTCTCCACATTTTGCGGAAGAAGGAATGGTCGTTTTCATCCAAATCCGGTCGCCTGTTTTTTGATCATCCATGAAAAATGTAATTGTATGCGTTTCGTAGTTATCCATATTTATTTGGATCTCTACTACCTTACCATGTATTTTCTTTGCTGCATAAAGTACCATCTGATTAGGAATCGTACTTTCAAGCACTCTATTGACAATCCCGACGTATTCTAATGGACGTATGTACTGTTCCAAAAATTCGTTTTCTCTTTCACTTCTAAGATTCGACAAGTAATCTTTATTCTGGAACTTATTACATATATTTAGTCTTCTTACCGATTCGCCGGAAAGCCTACAATAAAAGGTAGTACATACTATTCCTTTCTTGTCTAAATTGAGGTTCCAAGCAAAGTGTCTACAAGTAACACAAGCTTGAATTGTCCCCCATTCTGATTCGGATGCTCTTATTTGGTCCGACATCTCACGCAGTTTTTTCTTTACTTCTTCTGAAATCATTGTCCATCTAATTTAGTGATAATAAAATCGGCTTTGTTCCATTCTGTATAAAAGGGAACGGCTGCAATCCTGGCTTTTAAAACCTTTTCCGGAAAATCTTCATTTAACAGCTTTCCTTTCCGGTAGTGTGCAACGAGTGAAGTTGCATCTACGACGAAGGAACCGCTAATAGCCGGGTATTTTTTCAGGGTTTCTTCGATGAACTCTTCGACAGTATATTGTCTGTCAAAATCCACATATCCTCCAACATAGGGAGAAGCATGATTGGGAAAGACTCTAATTAGTTCAAACATAGGCTATATACTTCGATTTATGGTTTTATTCAACTATCAAGTGATTATGAATTTCCATAATTTTCAGAATCCGAACTTCGCATCTCATAATCCCTAAATCTTTTGCTATGGCTCCTTTTGCCGCCTGATGAAGGGTTGAATGATCCGTCTGCTCTTCTTCTGTACGGACCGGAAGGAGGTATTCTTCACGGAATCTAACCGGAGGTGTACCGGCTTCAAAAACCACAGAAAAGTTCTTTTTTATTAGCATTTGTCATTCTCCTCTCAACTTCTTATCCAGCATGATCTGCAGTGCTTCATCGCCGCGTCCCATCTTATTCATCATTTCACCTACCTGCTTATCGAAATCGCTGTTTTGCAGGCTTACAAGGGCTATCATGGCGAGTGCCTGTATCTGGCTTGACTGAATGGCTGTTACTTCTATTACTTTTTCAAGCATACCGGCATCCGAGAATCCTCTTTCTTTCATCGAAAGAAGACCTTTTGCATTTTTCGTGCTGGACTCTATTGTCTGAAGTATGTATTTCAATACTCCTCTTTTATCTTTCAATAAATCTGCAATATCCATAATTTAGAGGTTTACGATTTTCTATTTTTCTCTTCTTTCAAAGCCTGAAGCTTCGCAAAAAGTCCGCTCTTCTTACTTCCACATTTCCTGGATGATATGTTTCTAAAAGCCATTCCGATTGCTATCATTGAGATTGCTGATTTTATCTGCTGTATTTCTGCGCTATCTGTCCCGAAATCACGTAATACCTCCTCATTGATAACTACATTATTTATTTCATCTTTTACATCTTCAAATGACACCATATCGAATCCGGATACAAGCATCACGGCTTTGATAAATTCTTTTTCCACTTCAAAAGTGATACTCACTTTTTCATTCTGATTGTTTTCCATATCTCCCACTATTTTAAATTCCTTCATAAATCGTTATCGGAACAGAAGTGTCCACAAACAAATGCCCTACAAACGAACCATTGAAAAGTATAAACGTACCTATATACACCATATAAGGGTCGAGATTTAATTCTTCACCGGTCATTACCATACGGAACTTTACTCCCCGCTGTGGCTTTGATTCATCTTCCAATGCCCAGATATATGCTTTCTCGTTTACCACATCAAGTTTCAGCAGCTTGCTTCCCTCGTGAAGCGGGAGCGTAAACTCTGACGCTGCCGGGATTTCATGTTTTAAAATTCTTGCCATATTCTTTTCTTTTTAAGGTTATTAATCATCTTCAAAGCGCTTCTTTTCCTCCCACTCTTCGTCGGTTTCCGGGCAGGAAAGTATCTCCTTGGAGTCTTTGGGTTCCTCACCCAGCTTGTAGAAAAAGCACACACGGGTAAATTTACGGGTGCGTTCCTCACGACGGATCGTGTCGTTCATAAACTCCTGCTCCCAGGCGTAGTGACGGGGATATTTGGAGCCTTTGTCCGAGCGGTAGACGATGGAAGGGTTCATGGTGTACTGCATATTGAAGCAGTAAGCCTGCATCTTTTCTATCATTTCGTTCTTCACGGATTTCACGCTCTGCAATGTCACCGCGTCGCCCCGGTGTTCCAGGTAGCTGATGGCCATTTCACTGATAGATACCGGACGGCACCAGTGCCACTGGTTCGCAAAGAAATGATTGGCCCAGTCAATGAATACCTGGTCCTTGATGGCGGAGTAAAGGATTCGCATCTGTCCGTCCTGCGACATGGGCGGTATCAGACTTTCCTGCAGGCCGAGGTAAAACTGACAGCTTTGCAGCATCATGTACACCGCTTCGTCACGTTCTTCTTCGGTGGCTTCCAGAAAGATGTCTTTCCCGAACTTAGTCTGCGGCGTGCGTTTCTTGAACTGGCCGGCGTAGTCCTCGTCGTGGTAGTAATCGCTCTGCATGGCCAGGAAGATACGGCGCGAGGTGCTTCCTTCGGTCATGTCGAACGGCATCTTGTTCATGGTAATGAATATCTTCGGGGTTGCCTCGCGCGGCAGTGTCATTTCATCGTGATACAGGGTCTTTACCGTAATGTTGTCCGTAATGTTGTAGAACTCGCTTCCCATCATGTCGGGGCGAAGGTCGTCTATCAGACACATGCTGTCTACGGTATAATGGAACTTGTCGAAGTTCTTGGCCATATTCTCTTTCTTCTTCAAGGTCTGACCGGGGATGTAGCACACCTTCCGCACCAGTTCGAAGAAAGAACGGAAGAAACTTTTTCCGGTACCTCCGCTGTTCTTTCCTTCGTCGGCCACGGTGTAATCCGTCACGACTCCCATCTTCTGCATGATGCCTGTACGATAGCGCGAAAGCATGTAGCCCATGAGCGCTACCTTGCAAATGAAGTGCATGTCCTGTCGCTGCTTTTCCAACTCGGTAAGCGGATAGCCTTCGGCTTCCTTTCGCCAGTGTATACGGCTGGTGTCATACAGCCACTGCACGCAGACAGGCATCTGGTCAATGTCTTTCGGCATTCTCAGCAGGAAACGGTACAGACGCTGGTAGGCGATGAACTCTGCATCCTCACGGCGGCGCTCGTTCTCGTTCATCCGTTTGTCGGCCATTCGCTGATCGTTCAGCTCCTTACGTGCGGCATATTCCGGATTCTCCTCGATGGTGAACAGCGGGGACTTGAGCGGATGGTAATCGGCGTCAATAATCGCCTTCCGGTTGACATGGAAAGGAAGGTCCACGTAGTCCACCGGCTCAATGCTGTCGGTCGTCACCTTCACGGCGCAGTTGCGGAAGAAGAAATAATCGAAATCCTTCCCCCACGACATGAAGTTCAGGTCTACTTTCTTGATTCCGGACATGGTGTCGCGTCCGATTTTCTTCTGGGTACTGATGGCGTTGCTCAGTTCCTCGGAGTAATACTGTGAGTTGTATATCAGGAAGTCTTTCATGATTTCCTTGGCTTCGCTCAGTGCCTGGCTCTCTTCCACCACATCGACAATGTTGTTGCTGATGTGCACAAACTTGGTGGTATCCGCTTCGTCGGTGTATTTGTAGAATCCGTTGGCCGAAAGGAACTGGGCCATATTGTCGAAGTTCAGGGTGTATTTTCGTACCACCACCTTACTTTCGTCTTCCTGCTTTTTGGTCTGGTATTGCACATCCCAGAAGCGCATCCGTCGGGCGGTCTTGAGCAGGTCGTCAAAGTAGCGGTTTACGTTGGTGTGCATGAGCTTTTCATTGCGGCGCATCACTGCCGGGTAGAAGTTGAAGAACTCTTCGGCATCCTTGCACGTTTTCCCGCTGCGGGGATTGTACTGGGTGGAGAGGTCTTCGGGCAGATATAGCACTTTCAGTTCCACGTGTTTCAGGGCCAGCCGGTTCATGGCGCGTATGCCGGTGCGGTCGATATCATACAGCACAAACACTTCCATGGAGATGTCCAGCAGGCGACGGATGGTTTCCGACGAAATCTCCACACTCTCGGAGTGGGGAAACACCACATGAGCGTCGCTATGGAAGTACACATTGATGGCATCGCGCGGTCCGGAACAGATCACAATCCGGCGGAACACGTCGGCAAAAGCACGGGTACGCCGTCCCTGCTCGTCCACCCGGGTTTTCTCTATATTGATAATGGGATGCCCTTCCTTGTCGGAGGTTTCCACACGTCCGGTCTGCAGGGCACGCATCACGTCAGCGTCGCCGTAGATTTCCTTGTAGAATCCTTCCGGACGGCTTCCTCCCTGGTACCACCAGGTAAACTTGTAGTTGGGCTGGCGGCGGCCGTCCGCATCGGTTGTCTCGCGGAAATAGGGCTCATATTTCCGTGCCCACCAGCCGTTCTCGTCTTCGTAGCGGAAAAGGAATACCGGGTAAGAAGGTGTGGACTTCACTTCGTAGCTGGTCAGAACGCCGTCGGCATCGGCCTTCTCGGGTGTGACATAGCTTTCCAGCGGATAGAGGTTGAACATGGTGCGGAGCTGGGTGCTGTCGAAGGGAGCGGGTGTGTTTCCCCGGTAGAAATCGGGATTGAACGAACAGCGCAACAGGTTGTTTCCGTCGGCATCGGTCACGGCTGTCTGCTCGGGGCCTTCGCTTGTGTTTTTCCCGGCGCGGAACACGGGGAGCACCTGGCAGCCCAGCGCACGGAGCTCAGCGGGTGTAAACTCGCCCTTACGGATGCGGAAATCCACTTCCGGCTGCGGGGCGGTCTTGCGTGCCAGGTGGAGGAATCCGTTCTTGTAATCTCCTTCAATAATCAGGTTGAAGTCTTTGGCCAGCCGGTTCACCGCGTCCGGAAAGTCGTGTTTCTCTCCTGCGCGTTCCAGAAGGCGCTGCTGCAGCATGATGGCCCCTACCCCTTTGCTCCGGTTCTGCTCGCCGCATACGAAGCAATTGAAGGCGGCATAGCGTTCGCCCTTTGGGGGGAACTTGCTCACACAGAAACTTCCGTTCTTCTCGTCGTGAAACGGGCAGCGGTAGAATACGCTGCGTGCGGTCTGCGATGCGGGAAGGTATCCGTTGTTGCGCATCACGTCGGGAAGCGGGAGCGCATTGAGTTTATCAACTGTCTTGTCAGAAATCATTTCAGGGAATTTTAAAAGAGGAATGTCACCTCGTAGTTCATGCTTTCCATTTTTGCTTGTATCATTTCTTTCAGGCTATCTGGCAGGCACATCATAGGGTCTGGCTCATGCAGGTAAATCGTATTTTCCTGCACGCTTCCTGTGGAAGAATATCCGTCGTACACCAGCTCGTTCATAAGCTTCTGCATGCACGACTTCGACAGGCTATCCGCAAGCTATGCTCACGCTACCTTCCGGATAGCCTATCGCTATTTCCGTGTGACGCACATGGAAACGCTGTTCATATACCGCTCTGCTTCGTTTCATACCAGCCGCTTTCCTTTTAGTGTCAACATAAGCTCAGGACGTGTAGCCACACCCAACTTCGCAAAAATACGTTTCCGCATGTTGTCTATATTGGAATAGCTGCATCCCATTTCGTCGGCAATCTCTTCGTAGGTGAGCGAAGTATTTACCAGCATGTTCGCCACAGCAGCCTGAGTGGGAGTCAGTCCGCACTCGTACACCGGATTGCAGCACACCTCCTTTTTATCCTTGAAGGCGGGGTTGAATCCGTTGAACGGACAGTTATATCGCATAGGGCAGTGCGTGTTCTCGGTATTGAAGTCTTCCGGACCTTCATGGTCGGGAATATCGTCCTCGCGTCCGAAACAACAGTTCAGGCTTACCAGCGCAAGCTCTGACAGATAGCGGCTGCGAAGGTTCCGTATGGTCTTATAAGAACGTCCAAGTCGCATCTGCAGAAGCTGGTCGGCTGCCACCAGGTGTGAGGGATAGTTTTTCTTCATCTCGTCGAGGTATTCCTCTACGAAGTCAATTCCCGTCTTTCCGTCGTTCTTTACCGTGATTTCCTCTCCGTCTTCAAAAACAATTCTTGAGAATCCGTCCTGAATGCGTGTGTGCGCTTCCCATTGTCTTTCCAGCATGTATCCCATCACATTTCCTCCATTTGTTTCTTGTACTCCTTATAAATAGATTCCAGCCCGCGAAGCTCTACTTCCGTGAAATCGAAGTTACGGAAATGCGCACGCAGCGCATGTTCGCCCATACCTCGTTCTTTCATGAACTCGATAAATTCTCCCTTCTTTCTCACACCGGAAAAGAAGTCTTTCAGTTCCCCTTCGTAGTCAGGATCAAAATCTCTCAGGCATTTTTCCACGCCTTCCGCCTCCCACCGGCGCACGCGGTTCAACCTGATCTTCTGGTACGCCGTGCTCATGCTCATTCCGTAATGTTCCACCAGGTAGCGGCTAAATCCCAGCCGCATGGGGCTCAACTTTTTTTCGGATAATGCTTCAATGATGCTCATTTTCATACTTCTGATATATATTGTCGTTTCTCGCTTTTGCGGTTTCGGTCGTTTTTTGTTACTTTTACCATACAAAGTAACAATTTTAATTTGACAATCGCATTATAATTGTTACGGAAATAACAATTTTAAACTGATTTTTTATGTACTATTTCAATTCTTTCCTGTTCAATAATCTTCCCAAGCTCTTCGGCCTGAGCGAAAAAGGCGTGTCGGAGAAGGTGTACGGAAAATCATACATGTATAAAAGAAAGGTTGATAATCAAGACAATATACTCGTGCATGACATCGTAATGGTGTGCAACACATTCCACATAAGCCTGTCAAACTTCATTATGTCGGCTCCTCCTGAAAATTTACTCGGTAATCGCTTCAAATATGTCATACCGGATGAAGATTTTAAAGAGGTGAGATTCATACCCGAAAACTTGCGCAGGCTCTACGGTCCGCAGGGACTTACCAAAATTCCTTCGCTTGCTGAATTTTCGCGTCAGAGCGGAATATCAGTCACCAGTATCGTAAGGTGGCAGAATCCGAAGATAGGAGGGTGTACGGTTAACTGGCTTATCGGAATATGCAACCGTTTCGGAATCGACATAGACGTGTTCATGGAAGACGAGAATGAGAAGCTTGAAAAGTACGCGGCCACCGAAACGGAAATATCGCCGCGCGTGTGGCAGGAAATTTCGGAACTCAAAGAGGCTATAAGGCAATACCGGCAGGAACGAATATCACTTCTGGATGAAAACCGCAAGCTGAAAGCAAGAATCAAGGAAACGGAGCTTGTGGCAGAAGAAAGCACCGAATATACCTACGCAGACAGGAAAGTCAGGGAATGGAAGGCTAACTGGGGACTGCTGGAGAACTTTCATATCGTCGTGGGAGTGTCCAGACGGAAAGTGATTCAGGATGCCGGCATGCAGAATTTCAGCGAACTGTTCATCGAAGGAAACATGCTGATTACCTCGCTGGTGAAACTTTGCAACAAATACCATATCAGCACAAGACACATATTCTATCGGGATAACGGCATTGTCCCGGAAGTAAATGTGTACGACTATTACCGGTCGGACAACTGGAAGACGGTAGTTTTCCATCCGGAATATGTGAATGATTTTTTCGGGAAGGAGAGCGTGACGGGTATAAACCGCTCGGAACTGCTTGAACGTATGAATATTAGCGAATGGAAACTTCGTGCATGGCGAAAAGAAAACAGCACCATGCGAATAAAAGACATGCTGGAGATATGCAACCGGTTGGAAGTAACACCTTACTATCTTATTTCGGATCAGAATCGCATGGATATTTCATTTGGTGTAACCAGTGCGGAAATCCTGCTGGAAGAGAACCGTATGCTCCGCCAGCAGGTTATCCGGTTGAAAGAAAAACTACAGAAGAAAAACGGAGAAGGATTCCTTCCGTTAGACGAATGAGTTCATAGTACTTCCTGAGAATCCATACCGCACACTGAAATTCACGGAAATAAGACCTGGTTTAGCGCGGTCATAAAGTTTGTTCGTCTCTTCTGGTATGATGGTGACGGGTATGTATGTGCCGTTGTCGTACATCCATGCCTTTCGCGTCACCACAAATTCCGTGAGCCACCATTCGGCCCACTCTCTGTTTACAAATCCGCTGCTCATGGAAAAAGTTCCTGAAGGCGTCTGTGCATAGCTGGCAGTGCGCGTGGTAGCACGGTAGGAAATGTCAGCAGGAAGCGTGTAAAGCTCACTCTGTATGTCATACTCCAGCGAATCGCGCGTAAAAGCGACTACACTTTCCATCAAACCGAACCCGTTCAGGAATATGAAGTGGCGCATGAGCGGGTTTGTCTTTACCGCATAGCGCTTCTTCCCGGTTTCAAATCCGGTGTTCACTGTAAGCTCACCTTCCTTCAACGATGATGTGATTATTTGCAATGAATCCGGGACCAGCGCACCACGTGTGTATTCGGAATATTCTTTCGATTCTTCTCCCTGCACCACGCTGTATGTAATGGTGTCCGATCGGGTACTTACTGCAGGAATACACAGTATCCATCCCAATGGGACAATATCTCCCTCCGGTTTACGGCTCAAGATGCGTCCCTCACCTAAAATCTCTGTGGTATCTACATTGGATGTGGTAAGGCGTTCAAACTCCGTGAGCCTTCCGGGTATGGCATTGTACTGCTCGGAAGTAGTTTCTCCCTCTTCTATTTCTATCATGCCGTCCAAATAAGATTCCTTATATGTAATAGTATATCTAGCGGCATAGGACATTTGAGAAATAGTATTTGTACTTGTCACATCAAAAGTCATTTTACGTGCCAAAGCGGTTTTTATGGTTTCTCCAATATTAAATACGGCTGTCCCGTCTGTTCCTACTTCAAAGGAATAGTTTTCTGAATAGTTAAACTCTTCCGATGCAGCAAAAGCTGTTGCATTTACCGTAATCTTGATGCGCAGAAATGTTTTTCCAGACAACGTAGTCTTTACTTTTACGATAATAGGATCGCCTGAGAATGAAATCTGAGGCGGCTGCTGTAAAATCTGTATTGCCATTTTCCTGATATTAAATAGTGTAAAGTTCTATAGTTACATCGGTCAAGCCATTTACCCCAAGGGTATATGATATTTTATTGATAAATCCAATAAACTGTCCTATACGATATTTTTTTAAAAAATTTATACCAATTATTTGTGTTATGCTTAAACGAACACTTAAAATAATTGTTTTCCGATTTTCCTTGAAGTAAATATATTCAGAAAGAAACTTTGATACAAGTCCTCTTTTAGAATATTCCCCGTCTATTGAATATCCATCTTTTTCTGCCGTCAGTTTAAGAGAGAATCTTCCAGACTGGTCAGCTCCTCCTTCTTCCAATCCATTGTAATCATACATCCGGCCATAGCAGTCACAACTGTCCGATGTAAAAGCGTATGAACCTACAGTTTGTATCCATGTATCATTCCCTTCTCCGTCATAATTGGTATCTGATATTTCAATAGAAGATTCATTCCCAGGACCTCTCATAATCCCTAAAGAATATCCAGCATCATAGCTTCTCAAAGGAGATTCATCATTGGATTCTGTATCAAATAGTTCAGGACATAGCGCACGTAAATATATATAGCTCATTAAATATCCTTCAGTGCTTTCCCTTCTAAAATAAGCATAACCTTCTGAAATGTTTTTATCTATTTCAGTACCATTCTCTAATTCTACATCTACAAAAACTGCTTCTAATCTGCTCTTCGTATCAAGCGGATTTGTATTGCCTGGTCTTTCCATTGTAGTAGGTGGTCTAGTATTACTTCTTGAGCTGAAGTCTGATCTCAAATTTGCATTTTTCGTTATACCTCCATCGGCTAAAAGCTCCGCCGATACATAGTTTGTTATTATCGGCTTGAAATTTATTGTAATATCCTCCGGAGAATCAGCATCTTTTGGATATATATAATCCCTGAATCCTCCAACTTCAAATAATGAAGGATCACCTCCTGTCTGCTTATTTACTTTTACTCTGTAAGCATTGCCGGTTGTCTTGTCTATTTTACAATATCTATCAAAAGAACTTATTCCATCATTCAATATTTCTTGATAATTATCATACTGCTTTGTAAGATTATAGTCATCATAATTGAAAGCATCATCGTTATCTTCTCCATAAGTCAAACGCTCTCCTTGTATTTTTTCTCTTTTTAGTGAAAAATCTAATATTTCTTCCGGAGTCAATATTTCCTCCTCTTTATCTTCCAGCACGTCTTTGATATATATTACCGATATTTCATTTGTATATGAATCAAAAATAAATTTTATACCAAAAGCATTCTTTAAATCTTCTATTATATCTTTTGCTGATACATCCGGAAAATTTTCATTTGTAGCATATAAATCATAAGCATAATACTTAAATTTGTTTGTGCTTATTTCTGTATCTACCACTCCCGGACGAGTTGATCGAGACCATAATTTAAGTTGAAAATTAGGCCCAAGAAAGTCTTTTCTCATTATTTCCGATAAAGGAATTTCTCTTCTGTCTTCTGATTGTGTTACATGGCATTGGGTAGTAAAAAAAGCTAAACGATTCATATCTTCAACTTCCCCCATGTCATTCCTTTTGACCGTTAGATTAAGATATTTAAACAGACAATCTATAAAGTACATGACATAAAAGCAAACCCCACTATAAGGCCTTTTGGCATCAAGTACTTTATAATATCCATCAGCGTTCGACGTACAAACCCTTACGTTGCAGTATGTTTTTATTGGATAAGGCTCGGATACATTATATTCAGTATAATTCATCATAACATAATCAGGAAGATTTACTTTATTCCTAACTTTTTCACTTTCTGCTTCTGATACTAAATATCCTAATTTTATCTGCTGGTCAAGCGGTACATCTCTGGCATTGATTTCTTCTATTCGGTCCATAAAGTCACTGTTCCCGGAAATAAATGTTAACGGCACGCTTTCCTCAAACTCTATCTCACTGTCTGTCTCTATTTTACCTCGATACAGCATCACTCCCATAAACCATATTTCTGCGGGCATTTTGTCTATATCATTCAAGTAAATATCTCCATACGGGTCTGCAATATTCTGAAAAATTTCTCGATTTGGCTCTAGAGGAATTTCAAAAGGGAACGAAAAAGTCCCCTGGTCATTGAATACAGGACTTGTCTGTTCCAGACTTAAAGAAAAATCGTCAGGAAGATAAGCCCATTTGCCGTTTATTTTTATCTGTATACCTGTCATGTCTTGCTTTATTTAGAAAGTCCTCGTCTTGTCATAAATTTGCTTGCTTTATTCAGCTGGTTTACGGCTCCTTTATTTCCATAAGGATCTACCGTAGCATTAATAGGTTTGTTGAGCCTTTCGGTCAATGTATTCACAGCATCGGTCACTCCTGTCAGCACTTGCGCTATCTGCGGAACAGACATACCAGCATCTTCTGGCTGTTGAATGGCTTGCGTAGCCTGAGTTGTAACTGCTGGGTAGCGGCCGCTGGCAAATGTAGGCATGGCGGCCGATTTGAGCTGCCCGTGCCGCGCAATGGTAAGAATGCTGTCATAGATGTGCGGATAGTTCAGAATAAGTTTCTGTGTAGTATCGCCGTCCACAATCATTTCAGGCTTCTTTTCAGAGAAAATACCGAAATGCGCACCTCCGCCGTACACGCCCGTCTTCAGTTCCTTCTGGTAGCGTGCGTTGTATATCTGTCCGTCGTTTCCCAGTACCGGATAGTCACCCTCTGCGTAGGTAAGCATTCCGGCTGCTACACGGCCCTTGCTGCTGCTTACTCCGGTGGCAGCCGCCACTTCCTGCTTGGATTTGTTGAGCTTACCCATGGCCAGTCCCATCAGTGCGGAAAGTGCAGCGCTGATAACCGCAATCAGCGGAATACCCCACCAGCCTAGTTCTCCGATTATCTTTGCAGCTCCGGAAGCCGTACCTGTCGAAACATCTGCCGTGGTTTTGGCTCCCTGTACTGTCAGATCCGTAATGGCCTGTGACCCATGAATAGCTGTAACAGTAGCACTTGTAGCCGCTTCCTGTGCTACTTCCTGGGCTCCAAGAGTCTTCTTCATCAACAACTCGGTTATTTTTTGCATGATCAAGTCTTTGGTGAGTTTCATCGCTGTTTGGAGCAACATTTTTGCAGCTTGCTTACGGTCGTCCACTTCGGCAAATGCAGCTTCTCCCATCTGTTCGCTAAAATCTACTACTGCATCGGTGTAGTTTTTCAATGTGCCCAACTTGCTTTCTGTTATTTCCAGTTCCTTGGAAGATTGCTCCTCCCTTGCGGCTATGTAGTTGTCGTAAGCCTCCTTTTGCGCCATGAGGAAAGATTCTTCTGCCTGCTGTTGCGTAGCGCCGGAAGCAATGGCCTGCTGTATCAGTTCTTTCTTACGGCTTTCAAACTCCTCATAATACTGCGCTGCCGCTTCCAATTTTATTCGCAGCGCTTCCAGTTCGGCATTGTCCGTGTCGGAAGTACCAAGGAAGGAACTTTGTGTGGATGCCAGTCCCAGATTACCGGCTGCACCCATAAGTTCAGTTCGTTCGTCCGTACCTTTTATACGGTCTTCCCAAAGTTTCTGGTTTCCGCTGGTTTCCCACTGCACGTCTATCATTTCCTTGATGTCCTTTGCATACTTCTCGGCAGCGGCCTTGGAATCCTGATAGAAATCACGCAGCTTTTTCAGCATGAGCGACATCTGCTCCGGGCTCATGCTTTCGGCCCATACCGCGTCAATGTTGCTAAGATAAGTGCGCAACTGGTCTTCGTTCAGGCTGTAAGCATCTTCCGACAGAGAAACAAGGGCATTAATTCTTTCCTTCACTGCACTCTCGTCAATCACTCCGCTAAATCCTAAACTCATACGAAACTCTTTCTCCGCATCGGTATTCAGCAGACGAAGTTTGTCGAGCGACTCCTCAAACTGGTTGACAAGGCTTTCAAACGGGTTGTATTTAAGCAGCTCCTTCTCGATAGTCTGACGGTATTTCACTGCCATGTTCTGTACTTCGAGCAGGTCTTTTTCAAGGTTCTTACGTAACCCGTCGGTCTGACGTTCGCCCAGTTTTTTAATCAATGCAGCAGTAGATTCCAGGTTCTTACCTTCCATCCCGTATAAATTCTGATTGAAGGTGTTCTCCTCGCCCAACAGCTTTTTACGAAGCTCCACACGTGCCAGCAGATGTTCTTCCTCGGTCGCGTCAATCTGACGGTTCATCTCCTCAGTAGTTATCTGTTCATCGAGATATGCCTGACGGATAGCCTGCTGACGGCGGAGGAAGTAAGCTTCGAGCGCAGACATGGCCGCACTGATTTCATCATTCATTTCCTTCTGCTCACCACGTGTGCCTGACTTACGTACTTTTAGCCAGTTACCGCTTGTGTCGCGTCCCCATTTCTCAGCCAGCACCTTCGCCACATCCTGCTCCATCTTTTTCAGCGCCTCGTATTCTTCCTTGGCCGACTTGAATCCACGGGCAGCGAAGGTGTCTGCATAGTCCTTGTCCTCATTAATGCTCTTCATCATGGCCTCCAGCTTTTTGTAGGTAGCTACCAGCTTGTCTACTCCGGCTGTTTCCAGCGATACTCCCTGTCCCCATACAGATTCCAGTCCGATGGCCTTAATACGTTTTTCCACCTGACTGATGTTATTCTGATACACACCAAGCTGACGGTTCTTTTCAGCAAGTTCGGCTGTTTCTGCCTTGGTGAGCTTCTCTCCTTTCTCACGCTTCGCGTTCAATTCGTCCACATCTTCACGAAGACGCTGTACGTAAGTAGTTGCCTGCTGCAGATAGGTATTCAGTTCAGGCAGGTCGGACGAAGAAAGAATGTCCTGGTTAGACTTACGGAGGTCTTGCAACATAAGTTCTTCGGTCTTGCTCTCGGCAGCACGCTGCGTACTTTCAAGGAAAGTCTGAGTCTGCCCGGCTTCCTTCCGGATGTTTTTCAGGATGTTCATCAGTTTTAAAGCGTCGGAACTGAACGGGAGCTGCTTTATGTTCTTGTCATATTTCTCCATAAAGCCATCCAGTGCGTCGTACAGATTACCTCCTTCTTCCACTACCTTATTCATCCCGTCCATGATGAGGGCCATGGCATCGCCGGCGTTGGTTTCTCCCACATTCTGCATTTTGTTCAGCGAAGCAATAATCTTCGACTGAAGTTCCTGAATCTGGTCGGTGTATTTGTCGGCAATGTTTTCCATCATTTTGTCGCGCATCTTCAGCGCAAGCGTTTCACGAAGACGGGCATTAATCAGGCTGTAAATGTATTCCTGCTTCTCGGCATAGTTGTTTTCAGTGACCATAAATCCCAGGTAGGCACCATACTTGTCATTCAGCTGCTTAATCAGTGCCGCACGCTCTCCGTTCGATACATTTGCCTTGTCAATCGCATATTTCAGATTGGAAAGCTCAAATGTTTCCTTCTGTATAGCTGCTTCAAATCCAGCTTGTGCCTTTGTTGCTTCGTCTACTGATTTCTTGAAATAAGTAATGGCAGATGTCAGCGCAGTAAATCCTAATACAACCCATCCTAATGGATTTGACATCATAGCCTTTGAAAGCGACTGCCAGGCTATTTTGAATATGTTCACAGAGGCTGTGCCACTTTTCACCATCTTCGTAAACAGCACAATGTTTGCACTCGCTTTCTGCACAGCAGAAGACGTGGCAATCATTAATCCTACCAGCACCTGAAGAGCTACTGCGGTCAGACGGATTGAGGTTTCTCCGCGTTCAAACCGGTTGGGAATGCTCGAAATATAGCGAAGCACATCCGTGAGCCATTCCACAAATCCGCTGTTGATAAACGATTCCTTGATGGCGTTCCCCATACGCTGCATGATGGCCATGGCGTTTTCGTTCTTGATGTTGTATTCATCCGTCACGCTGGTAGCTTCCTTAAACGCACGTGAAGAAGTAAATACCTGTGCCTTCAGTTCGTCTACGCCGGAAGAAAGGGTAACGAGCACCTGCTTGATACGCTCGCCATCGCTACCTAGGTCTTTCATGATCGGAGCCAGCACATCCAGTCCGCCCATAGCGTTCATCTTCTCGAATACCGCGATTACGGCCTGAATGGTTTTACCCTGCTCAATCAGGTTTTTCAAGTAATCATCGCTCAGTCCCACAGCCTGCGCCACCTCGGTGGTGTTACTGGTAAGTGTAGAGATAAAGGTGTTCAAAGCCGTACCACCCATTTCGGCGTGCTGACCAAGCGCGTCGAGTGTGCCGGCCAGCGCAATCAGGTCGGACATAGAAAGTCCTGCCGCTTCTCCGATAGCTCCGATACGGTTTACTACATCGACAATCGGACCGGCAGAAGCACGGCTGGTCTGGGATATTTCGTTGATAGCAGAACCGGTGGCGAGCAAGGCTTTTTCCACTCCGAGCTTCTGTGTCTCACCCAGAATGGCATTTACCTTCATCAGCTGACGTACCGCTTCAGCACCTCCCAAATCTTCTCCCAATGCTACGAGCAACTGATTACCTGCCTTCACGAATCCCAACACATCTTCTTTGGCAGAAATACCTAACTTACCGGCTTCGTATGCCAGGTCGTGAAGTTCCTGCTGTGCGGTACGGGTGTCGATACTGTCAATTTCACGGCTCAACTCGGCTACTGACTCAGTGGAAAGCCCGGTGGTCTTCTCGATGTCGGCCAGACTGTCACTCAGCTGCAAGTTAGCCTGATACAACTCCTTGATACGTCCTACCACCTCATTGAATCCGGCATATACCAGCACATAACTTGTCAAACGCTTGATGGTAGCTACAATCTGGTTATCGTGTTCCTGCCAGCTTCGCTTCACTTCATTAATCTGCTCGTTTACCCGACGCAGATTCATTGAAGCTTCCATGTATTCGCGCGTGTCACGCTCAGCTTCTGAAAGTTCTTGCTGAAGCTGTGCCGCGGCCTTTTGCAAATCTTCCAGTGGAGCTGTTTTAAGTGTAAGAATCACTTTGTTAAGTTCTTCTGCACTTAACACAGAATTTTTCTGTTTTTTCTCAATCGTGCTCAGCGCATCTTCAATTTTTTTCAAGCCTTTTGTATCGCTTACTTCAAGCTTCTTTTTATACTCTTCTAGCGATTTTTTCAGCTTTTCAAGGTCTTCGTATGTACCGTCGAACGTACCTTGACCAACCGTTTCAGCTTTATCAAGCGCATCTTCCAGTGAAGTAAATTCGGCAGATGATTGTTTCAGTTTCTCATTAAGTGAATTGATGGCCGACTCTACCTCCTTTACTCCCTTTATGTCGCTTGTCTTTAACTGCTGCTTGTATTGTTCAAGCAACTTGATGGCTTCTTTTGTCTGGGCTATTGTGCCATCGAATGTGCCGGTCTGGACTTTCCCGAGTGTGGTTTGCGCACGATTGGAAATTCGGTTCTGCTCTTCCTTGATAACCGCTTCCAAGTTTTGCTGGTAATGCTGTAGTTTCTGTGAAGAAAGTTCTGCCCCATCCACCTGCTCCTGCCAGAACTTTTTCAGTTCAGCCAGTGAGGATGTGCTGGCATTCCCAATATTCTTCATGCGCTCTGCAATAGCCGCATTTTTACTTGTATTCTCAAAATCAGAAAGATACTTCTTAGCTCGTTCAATGTACTGATTATATATATCCCACTGCTTTGAACCAAGTTCTGTCGCATCACGAAGTTGGATTGTTGCCTTAATCGCATCCTGAATCTCAGTAAGGCTACTTCCACTTAAATTACTGAATACACTGACTGCACTTTTAGCCGATCGTTTCTTCTCTTCATCCAAAACCTGTTTAAGCTTTGATTCGTATTCAGCAAGTTCCTGACTTCCACGCTGCGCACCGTTTACCTGCTCCTGCCAGTATTTTTTCAATTCGGCCAGGGATGATTCACTGGCTTTCCCCAATTCTTTCATCCTATCGGACATAGCAATCTGCTTTGTCAGGTTGTTGAAATCCGACAAATACTTCTGCGCACGCTGTATTTCATCATTGTAAATCTCCCACTCCTGTCCACCAAGCTTCTGAGCGTCACGAAGCTTTGTTGTCACATTAATAGCTTCCTGGATTTCCGCGACACTGCTGCCATCCAGATTACCCATTACATGACCAGCCTTTGAACTGATACGACGTTGTTCCTCGTCCTCCACCTTTTTCAGCTGTTCACGGTAAGTCTGAATCTCTTTTGTATTTTTCTGAGTGGTAGAAATAAGTTCCTGCAAGCGCTGTTTAGCCATGCCAAGCGACTTGTCGCTCACATTGCCTATGTCGCCTATTATGTCGGAAAACTCTACAAGGTTCCCTTTCCGGCGCTGTGCTTCATCGGCTATCTGTTTGATGTAATCGCGAACTGTATTAAGCGTTTGAAGGTCTTTCGGGTTTACCCCAAGCAACATCTGTTTCAAACCCTTCTGAGCGTTATTTAGATTACGTAGAGTCTGTCCGGAAATATCTGTAAGGTATTTCTGCACAGTATTAATATTCCGTTCAGATTCAGTTATTGACTTCTGAAGTTGTTTTTGCTGCTTTAAAGCATCTTCATATATCTTTTTATTCTTGTCGTAAGCAACCGTATCCACAGTAGCCTGCATGTTTTTCTGGGCTTCCTGTGCCTGTTTACCAAGCTTCTTCCATTCTTCACGCATCTCTTCAACCTGCTTACGAGCCTGTTCCGCCCCGCCTATAAGCACGTCGATTCTAGCCAGTCTGGTACCTAAACTATTTGCCATGTCTTTGTGTTTGTTTTCCTCAAAGTTAGGCAGCCGGAAGGTGGAAATGAAGGACAAAAAAACGGTTTCCGTTAGTTCAACGGACACCGTTTTAAAACTATTCTCCAGCAACCTCTAAAGTGGTTTGCGGCAAACCTCTCGAGCGATATGCAGCAAACCACTTGAGAGGTTTGCTGCATTTGTTTTGACAGGCCCTACAGGCTATTGTGGAGGGGGTGCTATTTTTTAATTTAAACTGGTAAAATAAAGGATAATTCCCCTCTATATATTGCAATTTTAATTTACATCACGTTCAAAATAGTTTTATTTTTTCATTTTACCTCCGGAAATCAGCACTTTTAAAATTTTCATTTCATAATCATATTTTTATTTTATGCTTATAGTTACATTTGCTTGAAATAAAAATATGATTTTCATGAAAAAAAATGTATTAATAAAAAGATTTGGTATAACATTGCTTATACTAATTATTATTCCTGAATCCATTTTTTCCAGGAATTTAAGCGACATTGAAGTTACGTCCTTATTCCTGGAATTTATTTTTGGTATTCTTTGCATCATCCTTTTCTTCAAAATATGGAGTATGACAAATGATGTCAGCCAAATCAAGAATTTGATTGAAAAATCTCTTTCCAAAAAAGAACAGGAAGAGAATGAAGAAAATCTTTTTGACGGGAAAGAAATTGATTCCGACGAAAAAAAAATGAGGAATGAAAACCCATCTGAAATTGGCGAATGGTCAGAAAACATCAGTTGGAAAGAAAAGAAAAATGCAGCTCCTATTATTGAGTTTCTAAAGAAAGACCAAATAATTATATCTCAGAACGGAGAAATGATGATTTGTGATGAAAAAGAACTTTCTTCAATAAAAGGAGAGTATAAAGTTGTCTTTCGTAAAATTAAATAATTTATTTACAGAAATACTATATTCTGATTTATGATAAGACAAATTCTATTTTTATTATTCCTATGTTGTTTTATTTCGGCGCATTCACAGATAAAATCCCAAATAGGTGTATATAAGGCTTATTTTTTTAAAGAGGGACAAGATTTGTCAAAGCCTTTGGAATCATTAGACTATAGCATGATCAAAAAAGGGAAAGAAGTAGAAATTATAAGCGTAGACACATCTGATGTTTATCATTCAATTGTCAGATACAAAGGGAAAAATGGGATTATACATAATTCTGTCCTTTCTGATAGAAGAATTCTTATCCCATTATTTACAAATCTACGGGAAGAATATCTTGATGATATTGCAAACGGAATACTAAAAGAGGGTATGAATGAATCTGAAGTAGGATTCATCATCGGAATACAGCCTAAGATTCAACAGAAAGGAGAAAATATTGTAAGATGGTATTATCCGAATCTTATTGACAAAGCTCCAGATTTTCTTTTTTATAAAGGTAAATTGTGTAGTGCGGAAATGTACCGTAAAGTTGTATTCAGATATTATACAACATTCAACTTTTCCCTAAAGTCCGTTGAACTTAACGGTGAAAAAAAATCCGTATCCAAAAACAATAATAACGAATATGAAGATGAATACATAAAAATTAACTGGGAAATATTACAAAGTTCTTTGTCTTTTAATATTCTAAACAAAACTAATAGATCTCTCAAAATTTTGTGGAATAATATGTCTTTTACAGATGTTTCAAATAATTCCAGAAGAGTAGTAAGCGGTGAGACAAGAGTAATCCATGCGAATCTTGAAATACCTTCTTCCGTTATATCAAAAGGAAGTAGTTTATCTGATATTGCTGTTCCATATCCTAGAAAAAGTTTTATTGTAAACTACTATAACTGCCCGCAAGAACTGGAAGACATGGGAAAGCCGGAAATAGGAAAAGAAATTAGAATACTTTTCCCAATTGAATACGATGGGAACGTAAAAGAATACATATTCACATTCCATGTCAATGAAATTACATTGTCAAGAAAATCTTCTTTATAAACATTGATATTTACAATTAAAAAACAATGCAGCCGGGGAAGAAACGACAAAACCCGGCTGCATTTTCATTCATATAGGGTGGAAAGACAAACTACATCATCTTTTTCTCATAATTATATCGCCCACCACATTTGCCAGCACATTAGAGCCAAATCCTCTTATCCCGTCAAGTTGAGCTACCATACGCATAAGAAGGTCCAGCTTTTCTTCTATGCGGCTGTTACATGGCTGCCGGCTCTCCGTACATGCGCTTCTTGAAGTAACGGCGCACCTGAAAGTTCTTGTCCTTGTCTTTCAGGTAGGACACAGCTTTCTTGTAGCATGAAAGGGCCATCTTTTCGTTCGGCACTTCGGCAGGTGTCTTGTATCCCATGTCTTCAGCGATGCTGTATGCCATGTCGCTGTAAATCATGTTGGCTGTGACACAAAGTGCATACGAGTTGTACGAAGGTTTTTCTTCGGGAACTCCTCCGAGTTGTTTCACGGCAGACACGAAAGTGTCATGCCCCCAGTGGAATCCTTTCAACCCATCTTCGTTGACCATGGTTTTACCGATATTCACGGCCTCTGTTTCCGACAAAAAATTATCCCAGCACATTGCTTCGAGGTGGCTCAACCAGCTCATTGCCATTTCCGGGTGCATCTTTGCGATTTCCTTGAAATAATAGGTAGCAGCTTCGCCGAATATTTTCATATTCTTCACGTCCTTGCTGTCCTTCATCTTATCATACAGCTCCTCGTAACGGGAGATCATTTGTTCTCTATCCATATCTCGATATTTTTAAATTAGTTTCTTCAAAACTTCCCGCCCTCGCGGACGGGAAGCCACTCAAACATTTTTCCTTTTCCTTCGCTTTTTTACGGGTTCATCGGCAGATGCCAGACTGAAAGCGCTAAACGCGGCTGCCTGAACTTCGTTAAGCGGGAAAGGTAGCAGTAATCGTGACCGGGACTGCAATCAGTGCGCCGCAAGCAGAGCAACCGCAACCGTTCTCATTGTAAGAGAATACCTGCGGAACTAAAGCTGTAGCTACCACACTGGTAGGGGCTGTATTTGCCGCACCGATGAAGGTTACTGTAAACTGTTCGGTCCACTGAATAGTCTTTGCTGCACATCCGTTTTTCGGAGTGTAGGTCAGAGTTACAGCTGCGTTGATAAGCGCAATGTTCTGCGTGTTGTTGTTTGTGACGCTTGCTACACTGAATACGACGGTAGCAGTAGGTTGAACGCCGTTGTTCACGCAATAAGCCTGCCGCAGTTTCTTAGTGATGTTTACCGTCAGTGGCTGAGCGGTAGCTGTCGGAACTCCAGACAAAGTAATTGACTGAATCATAGTTGTGTTGTGTTTGTGTTATATATCTTTTACAGGACACCAGGCCGCCTGTATTCGGCACTTATTTCTCTTCTTTTTCTCGTGTTTCATTCTTTGGTGCAGGCTGCGGTTGTGGGTGCGACGGCTGTGCGGGCTGCTGCGGAACCTTCACCACATATTCCTCGGGTTTCTGATACGGAAGGTTGCAGTCCAGGTATTTCTTCAGTTCCACCAGGTCATCGCGGTCGAAGGTGAAAAATCCGTCGATTATGGAAAGCTTTCCCTGCTGGATGGCAGAATCTACATAACCGTGAGCCAGTTCCGGAATCATATCGTCCGGAATGCGGGATACAAATCGTTCAAGGAACGGACGGATCATTTTTGTCCCTCCTAAAGATGCCAGCGAATTGATTTCATTGGAAATCTGCCATCCGGGGCCTGCGAGTCCGATTGACTTGAATAACTTCTCCACCGGAAGCATGCCGGCAGAAATACCGTTGAGCGTATTGCCCATCATAACCGGAATGACCGGCTCACCCCATTTCAGGATGACAGCGGTCAGAATCTGTGCGTTTGTCATTTTTCTGCGTGTTTGAGTTGTTTGTGTAGAGTATGAAAATCATAAGGGAAAGGGGAAGGCCGATGCCCTCCCCCGGATTTCAGCAGTTGATTACTGGGCAGACGGACATCCGCAGCATCCATCCTGACATACGTTGCTTGACGGAATGTATGTCTTAGTGATAGCCTGCAAAGCGGCGATGCTGTTCTGCATGCACTGCAGAGCAGCGGTGTTGGTACCGTTGTAAACGGCCTGCTGCATGTTGACAGCGGTCTGAGCGTCCTTGTTGGAGCGAACTTCCACTGAAAGTTCCTTGATCTGACCCTGCAAGTCCTTATAGGCTTCCACGATCTTCTGGTCAGTGTACTTGTCAGCCTTCAGCAAAGCGATTTCTGAATCCTTTGCGTTCAGTTGTTCCACCATGTTCAACTCATAACGGCTTACGGGCATGTTGTCTGAGCAACATCCTTCTCCGTTCCATCCCCAGCCATTGCGGCCCAGGATGTTACCACCGTTGATACCCAAAAATGATGCGATGCCGGCTGCAGCCCCCACCGTGTTGAAATTACCTTGTCCCTGGCCGGTTACGTTGTAACTCTGGCCATCCATACCTTTGATTGTCATACTGTTTTGTGTTTGTGTTGTGTCGTGAACTATTTCCCGACATGACAAAGGTACGGACGAAGCATTACTCTGGGAATGAGTTATTTCCTAACCTCTTCCTGATTCTTTCGCAACTTATTCTGAATATTTTCTGTGTGCTGAAACGCTGGTCGAAATTGGTATGAATCTGGTTGACGGCACGCTCCGTCTTTCCGATTCGTGCAGCGATATACGACGGATTCAATCCGCTCTGAAAAAGGAAATGCACGAGCAGACAGCGTGCATCTACCGTTTCTGTGTCCTTCCTTCCGGAAAGGATCTGTGCAGACGGTATTTCCGTTTCCTCCGATACCATGCGGAGGATGGTGTTAAAAATCTCACTCTTACTCATCGTTTCTTTGTTTATCGGGCACGTCTGCCCTGTGTTTTTCTCTTGTGTTTAAAGAAACAACCTGCCGCTACCATTGCAGCAGGTTGTAATTAAGCGTAACGCCCAGAAACGGTTCTGCCTTCCCTGAAAGCCCTATCCCGTATCCGGCGCTCAGTCCTATCCCCCACCTCTTTTTTTTCGGTGCCGGTGCATTTACCACCCCCGTCTGTGTGCGTCGGTAAAACTCTGCCGACACCAGTTGCGGGCGATACCCTGAAATGACTATCCGGTAGTCGTCCGTACGGTATTCCTTCTCTGTGAGAGGAATAATCACGTCTACGCTGTCTGTTCCTGTAGAAAGCGAATCAGGAACAACCGTAGCCGTATCCGCTATGCTGTCCGGAATGGAAGCTGGCCCGGACGGTTTCTGCGGACGATATACCGGAAGGCGTGCGGTGTCTGTTCCTGCGGGACGCTCTGACACGGGAGGAGCAACTGCCGTGTCGCGTATCGTATCTACCCTGACGGGAAGCCATACGGTATCACCCTGCCCAGACTGCGGCGACGCGCATCCACGGAAGAAAAGCGAAAAGAGGAGCGCGGCCGACAGCAAGCCTACCAGTATCCACGGAAACTGTTTCATACGCCCAGGTATTTACAGATTCCCTGCACATGCAGCGTGACAATCTTCTGGCGGCCTTCATCCGACAGAAGGAAGTCCACATCTTCGCGATTGTCCTGGAAAAGGTTTTCAGTCAGCACGGCCGGGCAAATGGTATGCTTCAGAATATAGAAACCGCTTTCCTTGTCGCTGTCGCCGTCGGCGGTGTCCTTGCGAAGCTTCATGCCTTTCAGCACCTGCTCCGCACTCTGATACAGACATTCGGCCAGTTTGTCGGCCTTGGTCTGACCTACGCTGGTCCATGCCTCCCATCCGCGTGCGGTCATCCACTGCGTGCCGCTTCCGGCAGCGTTACAATGGACGGATACCAGGATGCTGTCTTTCACCCGGTTGGCGCGTGCGCACCGTTCCTGAAGCGAAATGTCTTCCTCTTCCGGAACGAGCAGCTGCGCGTCGAGCCCTTTCTTCTTCAGCGCATCCACCACGCGGCGTGCAATGTCGCGTGCATAGGCATATTCACGCAACCGTCCGTCGGGCGACTGCTTCCCATTGGTGTCTGCACCATGACCGTTATCAATCCAGATTCTCATGTCGTGTCTAGTTTAGTTTGTGTGTTGTGACTGTGGTTATGCAGAAGCCAGAACCCCGGCCTTTTCAAGCTCGTCAATCAGCTTGTTCAGTACGGTATGTGCATCTTCCGAACCTGTAGCATCTGTTACATGGGCACCCTGCTTTACAATTCCGGGCTTTGCTGTTGTAGCATTGGTATATGTGGTGTCTGTCCAGTTTACCGTGACATACGCTTTACCTGCTCCGTCTACTCTTACAGCATAGTTCTTTCCGCTTTCTGAAAATCCGGTCTGGATTCCTCCCAAAGCAGAGTCGCTGGCTTTCGGGAGCACATAGCTTTCACCTCCTCCGCCACCACCGGCTGCTGCGGTATCCTTGATGACCAATGCCTTGACTTTTTTCACCTCCACATCGCTCAGAAGCCGTACCTTCATGCCGGCAGGTACATTGATTTCAATTACTGAATTTGTGAAATTCACCGTATCCATTGCGACGGGTTCCATGGTGTCAATAAACCGGGAGATTGAAAGCCTTCCGCTTTTCACACCCTGAATCTGCACCATTGTACGTCCTTCGGAAGTATATTCGGCCACATAGCCTTCAGCTCCCTTCTTAAAACTGATTTCGTCCATTGTTTGTGTTGTGTTTTTGGTTTGTAACTCTATTTATAGGGATTCTCCCGGTATTCCGGAAGAATGAACTGTATGTTCACCGCTGCATCGTGCAGCACCTTGTGGGTTTGTTCCTCACTTACCTCCATTTCGTCGGTAAACTCGCAGAAGATGTTTCCTACCCAGTCGGAAGCGCTGTTCAGCCTCTTTATGGCTACGGCGCGACAGCCATTGGTTATAAACAGGGATTTGGCCATCTTGTCCTTCACTTGAGAGTCTATATCCGTATAGCAGAGAAAAAGGTTTTCGGCCAGTCCTCTGCTGAATACTGCCATTTCGCTCATGGGGAGCCGCTGCACATTATCCTTCATGCCCGACACCCCCTTGCGTTTCACTTCGAAATAGATGGAAAGGAAGGCTGCGTTACCCAGCGGGTGCGGCTGTACGATGTACACCCTGTCGGCCTTTGTTTCGTAGAGCACCTTCCACAGCTCACCGAATACCTTTGCCGTATTCTCGCTTCGCTTGAAGCTAAGACGTTCGGTTTCCTGCTTGTACCGTTCCAACTTCATATCGTTCATCTTGTCACGATACTTCTGCGTCATTTTGTTGTACTGAGTAAAAATCAAGGTACCCACGGAAACTACAGCTGCGCTTATGGCCGTCACCATTTCTGCGTCCATTCCGTGCCTCCTTCCGACTCCCCGTTATTCCATCTCTTCCGTATTATCCTTAAAAAGAGCGGCAATAGCTTTTACCACATCGTAGAAACCGCATCCGCTAAGGCCGGCAGCCAGTCCGTAAATAAGCGTTCCCCACCATTGGTATCCTTCGAGCAGAGGAGTAAGCTGAAGCGCCCATGCCAGCACGCACACCACCATACCTACCGCCACGCTCACACCGATTTTTGCGAGCTTGCTTTCTGAAATGGCAGGAATGACTTTCAGAATCTGTGTCACGATAGCCGAAATAAGTGCTACGATTCCGGTAAACGTGCCCAGGTCGATTACGAATCCGGCAGTAGAAGGTTCAGAGGTTACAGCTCCCTGTGCGAAAACGGTCACTGCAGAAATCAGCAGTGCAAACATTAAAATCATCTTTTTCATCTTGTCGTCGTTTTTAGTTAAACATTTGGTTTTTGTTGCAATACAAAGTTACGAAGAGCACATTGGAGAATGAAGGACAAAAAAACGACGGTTTCTCGGCGGACAAAAACAAGAAAGGAGACAATCGCTTGTCTCCTTTCTGTGTTGATAAAACTCTCATCGAAGAAGGGAATCCCTGTTTTCCCTATCACGCCGCTAAATTACAAAAAATATTTATATCCGAATAAAACGGGTCTGTTTTTTTGATAATTGAATGCTTATTTGCACTTTAAAACAATAAAAAGAAGGACGGATGTGCAACACTTTGCTCCGCCCTTCAAGCCAAATAAAACAAACCTGCAATTAGGTTTATTTATTACAAATATAACTATTTCTTTTACAGGTATTGCTTTTTATGTAATTTTTTTCTAACTTGTGATAGCCAAATAAAATAAACCTTCTATGAACAAAATCAAGTATTCTATCTGCGTCAAAGAATTTGATTCAGGTATGTTCAGCGTATATGTGCGCTGCGAACAGTTCGGTAAAAGTATCTTAATTGATACAAACGTACATGTGTTTCACGATGAATGGGATGGTGAAAACGGACTTATTATCCGTAACCCAAATGCAAGGAAACTTAATCTGTTTATCCGTAAAACGCTTTATCAGCTTGAAGAGTATGAACTTGATTACGACGGAGAGTTTACACTTTCAAAGCTGAAGGAAATATGGGACGGGCGTGAGTCATCTAATGACTTCTATTCGATGATGGAATATCAGATAGAACACCGCGATATTCGCGAAGGAACAAAAGGAATACACCGGCGTGTGCTAAAGCATCTCAGGAAATTCTGTAAAGAATGTTCAGTTTCCGATATTACGGAAGATTATGCAAAGGGATTTATACGCTATATGCGTGAAGCCGGTCTGAATCAAACTACAATAGGTATGCATATACATGTGCTTAGGTGTTATTATAATATTGCCAGGAAATTGTTTGGCAACAAGGTCCCTTCCGGTAGTTTCGACTTCTATCATGAAAAGCTTTCAGACCGTCTGAAATATAAAATGAAGTCGCTGACTGACGATGATATTCGTAAAATTGAAAATTACATAGCACGTACCGACACTCCATCACGATTCATTGTTACACTTGACAGATTCCTTTTTATGGCTTACACCGGAGCAAGAATATCAGACTTTGCTTCATTCTCCCCGAAAAATTTCACCATAGAAAATGGGAAAATGTGGCTTACCTATACTTCCATAAAGACAAATACAGGCGTTAGGATACCTATTTCTTCTATATTCGACGGAAGAGCAGAGCAAATAATAAATAAATATCTTTACAGGCTTGATGATTTTTTCGGAATAAAAAAGGAATTGTTCAATGCCAGATTAAAAACTGCTATAAAACATGCAGGTATAGATAAGAATGTTTCAGCTCATGTGGCTCGACATACTTGTGCGTCAAGACTTGTAAACAAAGATGTTCCTGTTACTACAATACAAAAGGTAATAGGTCATAGAAGCTTAAAAATGACAATGGTATATGCACAGACAAGTGAAAGCACTCTGATACGACAACTGTCTATTTAATTAGAACAAAAGGAAAGTGAAGATAAAAATAATCTTCACTTTTCTTTTGTTCAGTTAGTTAGTTGTGGGAGGACTATTACCGGAAGCCACAATAGATAGTAAAGGCTTGATGAGTAAAGAAGACAAAAGAGCATCCTTGATTTTTTATGATGCTGGACAAGTAGCAGGATTTGTCAAGATCATTAAAAATATTCCAGAATCCTGTAACTTAATTTTTAGCCTTATAAAAAAACAAAAATCAGCAGATGTTTATTCTGAATGCGAAGTTGCAGCTGTAAGGCATCCATCCAACGAAAACAATAAATTGAGGGCTTCTTGCATACAGAATATTGGGAATTTTAATGTTTATCTGGATAGAACAGATAATTCAATATTATGTAAGGTGGAAGCTTATACATTTGTATCAATCTCATTAAAACTTAGAACGGCTAATTGTCCAGCTATAGAATGTGAGTTTTTAGCATCACTCCCTGAAAGTGCAGAAAGTATTTAGGAGGCTAAGTGCCTCCTTGTATTAACTATTTGAAATCTATATTATATTAGAATATTTACTGGATCTATATTAGTTCCTGAAAAGCTCTCAAATTCCGCATAATCAAACATTGTTACAGTAGGTACATAGTCTCGATAGCCAGACAAGTGATACGTCAATCTGCTATCTTGTGTACTTCCTGCTATATAAAGTATTTTAGAATCAGTATCTAATTTAATCTTAACCCCATCAGTCTTACCGATAGCTACAACAGATATATCTACTTTTTTGGCTTCTGTGACAAAAATAAGTTTATTAAAACTCCCTGTATCATATAATTCTATATCAAAAGAGCAACATACATTCCATAATTTATCCCCATTAACTTTAGAAAAATCAATTTTTAAGCCATTGCTGTAATTCCCTCTATAATAAGAATATTCTTTAGCCAATAGTCCGTTTTTTGCCTGCGTAGATACAGGCAATAGTCCTCCTGAAACTAGTCTATATTTTTTATTCATACTTCTTAAAGTTATAAGAAAATAAAGTGTTTCTAGTTGTATTCTATTATCTATAGGAGATGTTTTTAGCACGAGGCTTATTTCATCACGTATTTTTTTAAAAACAATTTCACGACCATACTCACTAAAACGTCTTATTTTATTTTTAATTTTTCCTCTTTGGACTATATAATCATTATCTAGGTAAATTATAATTGCATTAAGGACTTGCATAACTTTTAATGTCGTATTAATACGTTTATTATTTGAATACATAAAGAAAACTACATCTAATACTTCGTAAAGATATTTGGAAAGAATCTTTTCCATCTGCTTTATCTTACAAGATGCCTTTTCATGAAGGTCATATAACTTTTCATTTCTTAAAGTTAGACACAAACCCTTATAAATTTTATCAAAAGCTTTCAGAGAAGTTTCGAGCTTTATTGCCAAACGTGCAATTGTATAGTTTAAAACATCTTTTGAGTTTACTAATAGTCCGTTAAAAATTCAACATATCGG